TTATTGTTTCCTCTCGTTCGGGTTTTCGTCTTCGCGCTCTTCGACCTCGGTGCCGAAGGAGCGCACGATGTTGATGAGATCGGCAATGTCGGCTTCGTCCTCGAACACGCCGTCCGGTCCGTCGGCATCGACCACGGTGAAGGGGTCGTCATAGAGCCGTTCAACCTCAATCGTGCCGTAGCGCGCGATGTGGTTTTGCAGGAGCGCGAGAAAGCGTGTCTGCTTTGCGCTCAGCTTTGGATGCTTTTGGACAAAGGTTGTGAACTTTTCCCGCACCGCCTCGGAGTCCATCCCAACGATCATGCGGATGGCGAGATATAGCGGACCGGCGGTCTCGCTAAAGAACTCCTCAAGGTGCTCTCGGCGCACATCCGGATGCTGGGTGAGTATGAGAGACACGAGCGAGTCTATTTCTCGGTCGGACACGGCTTCACCGGCACGGACCTTCTTCAAGACTGGATTGGTCTCGAAGTGCTTCTTAAGCTCCGCCTCGACGATCTGTTGATAGGCCTTCATGTCGACGGATTTCAGGGTCGCAGACCGACGTGCCAGATGCATCTGACTGGCATCCTCGGTGATATCGACCACTTTTGGAGGAACGCTCTGCGAGCCACCCTTCGCCCGGTGATGCATAATCTCGCGAAGCTGGAGACGCGCGTCCTCAAGGTCAGCGACAGTTACATCCTTCCAGAACGCATCCGACTTCACGCGCTTGATGATTTCCGCCTTCTCGCGGACCGGGTTCAGGTGCATCTGGAGGGATGAAAGTCGGTCAAGGAGCTCGATTTTCAGGTCAGCAATCTCACCTGAGCCACGCAGCACCGCGATCTGCATGCGAGCAATGAGAAGATCGAGCGAAAGAGCGTCGCCGAAGCCACGGATGTTCCGCCACTGCATCAGCGGTGCGATTTCTTGGCGTAGTCTGGCGACGGTCGCCGGGGCGAACGCCTTCAAGACCTCGGGGCGTGATAGCGCGCGCTTTTCCTTCCATTTCTCTCGAACCGCGATCGACTCCTCCGGCAAGGCGTTTATGTCTTGCTCGACAAGTCCGATGGCGGTGTCGAAGGCCGCGATCTCGCTCTTCTGAAGGGCGACATCGGCAACGTTCAGCCGCTCCTCGAAGACCAGCTGGGCAAGCGGCTTGCTCTGCGTGGGTTCGGCGGGTCGATAGCCCATCTCGAAGCGGGCAAAGTTGCCCCAATGGTCGAAGATGCGAAACACGCTCTTGTTTTGGCCTGGTCCGAAGAGGTCTGGACAGAGACGCGTACCGCGGCCGATCATTTGCCAGAACTTTACGGGCGATTTGACTGGCCTTGCGAAAACAAGGTTCACGATTTCGGGTATGTCGATCCCGGTGTCGAGCATGTCGACCGAGATCGCGATGGTCAGATCGTTGTTGGTGCCTTCACCCTTGAAGTCGTCGATCAGTTGCTCGGCTCGGGGGTCATAGTTGTCGATCACCTGGCAAAATTTGCCGGCGTACTGCGGATACATTTCGTCGAAGATCTGGCGCATCAGCATCGCATGTTGGTGGTTGCGCGCGAATACGATGGTCTTTCCAAGAATCTGCCCCGTTGCATCCTTGATCCCGTTTTCCATAAGGTTTCTCAGGATCGTGCGGTTTGTATCCTTATTGTAGATGACCTTGTCGATCTGTTCCGAAGAGAAGTCATACTGTGCCGGGTCCTCTCCCTGGTCTTCCAGTTCCTGAATCTGCTGAGGAGAAAGGCCGTCGAGGGTGATGCCGTCGCGGAGAAACTGGGTCGTGTGCTCATAGACCTCGAAGGGGGTCAGGTAGCCTGCCTGTACCGCCTGTTCGAGATCATAATTCGACGTCGGAAGCTGTCCCTCGCATCCAAAGAGACGGAAGGTGTTGCGAGTGACGAAGTCGACCGGGGTCGCGGTCAGCCCGACTTGATGACAATCGAAATAGTGAAAGATGTCTCCGTAGACGTTGTAAATGCTCCGATGGGACTCATCAGCGATGATGAGGTCGAAGAAGCCGGGGTCGAACGACTGAAAGACCTTTTGCATCGCGGGATAGGTCGCGAGGAAGACGCGCTCATTGGCATTCGTCTTGACGCGCGAAGTGATGATCCGGGTGGGCTCGGAAAGGAAATCGTTGAAGGCGTTCTTAGCCTGCTTTCGAAGTTCCTTCCTGTCACAGAGGAACAAGACCCGCTTGACCCAACCGGCCCTTATCAGAAGGTCAGTTAGAGCGATCGCAACGCGCGTTTTGCCTGTACCCGTAGCTTGCACCACGAGTGCCCGACGGTGCTTCTGGGAGAACCGCTCCGAAACCCGCTTGATCGCTTCGAGCTGATACAGGCGATCAACGATCTGTTCGCTGATCTCGACTGTATCGAGGGGCTTCTTTTGATGGCGTTGATAGTTGGCCAGATGCTGAAGGCTGTCTTTCGAGTAGAAGCCGTAGAGCTTCCGTGGTGGGAAGTCCTGGGCATCGTCCCAAATCCAGATGTCGAAGCCATTTGTGTAGAAGATGACCGGGCGGTGACCAAACCTCTTGTTGAGGCTATCTGCATAAAGCTTCGCCTGGTGACGACCGAGTTCCGCATCGACAGAGGTCTTTTTCGCCTCGATAACGGCAAGCGGGTTCCCATTGTCATCCCAAAGCACGTAGTCGGCGTAACCAGTGCCTGTGGTCGTGGGTTGGCCGTCAACCTCGACTTCCTTGCCGACCTGAGCCGTGCTTTTGACACCCTCTGCGATATCCCAGCCGACACTCGCCAGCATGCTGTCGATGAGCCGTGTCCGGGTTTCTGCCTCACTAAATTGAAGCTCATCGGCCGCAGCCTGTGCCGAGCTTGCAAGCTGTTTGAGCTCAGCCGCTTCCTTCTGGGCCGCAGTTGCTTTCGAGCGCTCTTCTTCGAGCTCCGAAAGCAACGCATCCATCTGCGCTTCCTGAGCCGCGAGTTTTTCGAGGACTTGTCGCCGTTCCCGTTCCTCTACCTGGCCCGGAATAGCCGGTTGCTGGAAGGCCGGAAGCTGGTCTGCTTTCGCTTGCCCGTATCTGACACACATCCAGCGGGCCAGATCGTGTGCCTCTTTGAGCAGCCATAGCGCGTGTTGGCTCCTTACGGGCTCGCCATGCGCGGCTTTATTGCCGTGCATCCGCAACGCATGAAGTTTGTCGAGTACAACCTTTGGTGTGATCGCGATAAAGGCGTCGTTCTTCAAGAGATCAACAAACGTGGGCAGGTCCGGCTTTGGCAGCCGGAGCTCGCGATAGATATCCTTTGTCAGGTTCTCCGCGAAAAGGCGAAGCTTGACGAGTGCGCTTGCTGGGTCAGCGTGAGCATACGACTCTGCAAACGCGCCAAGACCAGCAAGTTCAGGCCAGCCCTGACGTAGTAATTCGAAGTTGAGCGATTTCATGCCATCGCCTCCGCAAGAGCGGCGTCAAAGGCAGCTCGGTTGGCGACCACGACCGGGACCTCGTGGGGGTTGTCCAGCTTGTCTGCGACATCCAGACGGAGACGCTTCAAGAAGTAGTAGAGCAGCGCCTTCCGTACCATAACTTCGGAGCGCCCGTTCGTCATTTCATAGTCTTGCGCGATTATCGACCGCTGGCTCTCGCTCAGGGCTGGATTCGGTGCGAGCGCTACCGCGAAGCGATCATGCCAAAGCTTGTCGTCATTCGCAGACGCGCCAGATAGCGCATGCTTTCGGGTCTTCACGCATCGCGAGAGGATGAAGTCTTTGAACTTGTGGTCGATGTGACAGAAGGCACGAACATGCCACCGCAGTCCGTCATTGCCGAGGGCGTGGGGAGAAATCCGCCTCCACTCAGGGGTGGGCTTCTTGGCGCTCATGGACTGGTAGAAGACCTCGATGGAATGCCCTTCTCTTACGGTTTTGAGTACATCGCGAAGGACTTCGGGCTCCACGCGCCGGTTCGGAATAGGCAGGGCATCATGCTCCGGCGCCGATGCAAGCCAGGCTTCGGTCACACCAGACGCTCCTCCGTTAGTCTCGCGCAGATGAGCGAGGTACGCGGATGCATTGGGCTGCATGAATACTGGCTTGAAATCGTCTGCCGCTTTGTAACGCTTGGCGCTCTTGTCGTAGATCAGATTTCCCGGCGCCTTATCCTCGTAGAGTGTCAGGTCCTTGGAGGCTTGGGGCACGGATACGCCGAACTGGTCTACGATATCGGCACGATTGATGCCGCCCTCCCAAAAGAGGCGGAATTCAATGAACTCCAATCGTTTTTCGACACCCCAGCGCATATCAGGTCCTCGTTGAGCAGGTGGAGCGAGATCGTCCACCAGAATCGTTTGATGATGGGTATATAAACTATACGCATATAGCCAATCAACCCCTCGCGCGGACTTTTTGGATGGAGTTCAATGGTCAGTAACTGTCTGGAAGTGCTGGCGCTGCTCCTCCCACGCCATAGGAAACGGCTCGAGCGCGCGCGCCAGTGTCACCTCCAGCCCTTGCTTCCCGTCCAAGATCGCCTCTACGATGTCGGGCGGGAGCAGCGTAAGTCGCAGGACGCGCGTCATGTAGGAGGGAGCGATCCCCTCGCGCTCGGATAGTTCGGCGATGGTTGCAAACTCGCCCGACTCCAGCAACCTCTTCCAACGGAACGCACGGGCAAGCGCCTTGACCAGTGTGCTGTCGGTCCGGCGCGGTTGCTTGACGCCCTCGGGCAGCTGTATCTCCTTTCGCCCACCGCGCTTCACGACGCGGAATGGCACGTGCAGCGTTACGGTATCCGGGATTGGCGTCCTGCTGGTCATGCTGCCGCCTCGATGCCGCCTGCAAGCATCTCGCGCGCAAGGCCATTGAGGCCGTCGAGGCGCAGCCGCACGTTTAGCCCATCCGTGCCGATGTCGACGCGCTCGACCAGCAACGCCACGATGCGCGCCTGCTCAGCGGGGAAGAGTTCGTCCCACAGCGGATCGAATTGCTGCAGGGCCGCGCGGGCGTCTTCCTCGGTGATGTCGTCGGCATTGGCGCGTGCCGCCTTCCATGTCCCGGCCACGATCTCGGGCTGACGGAACACAGCGCGGAGCTGGTCGATGACTGCCACTTCTATTTCGCCAGCGGGGACGCGGCCCACGGGACACGATCCAGCGCCGTGCTTCAGAACTGTCTGACTGACATAGTACCGGTAAAGCTTGCCGCCCTTGCGTGTGTGTGTCGGCGAGAACGCCGCACCATCTGGGCCGAAGAGCAACCCTTTCAGCAGCGCGGGCGTGTCGGCGCGAGTGCGCGCGGCGCGCTTGCGGGGGCTTTCGGTCAGAATGGCGTGGACCTTGTCCCAGACACTTCTGTCGATGATGGCGTCATGCTCGCCGGGATAGCTGTCGCCCTTGTGGACCGCCTCACCGATGTAGGCGCGGTTGTTCAGCAGGCGATACAGGTATTTCTTGTCGATCCGGTTGCCGCGCGGCGTGCGGATGCCGCGTTTGGCAACCTCCCGCACCAGTTCCGTGCCCGACCCGATCTCAAGGAACCGTGCGAAGATCCAGCGGACGTGTTCGGCGCGCTCGTCGTCGATAACCAGCTTTCGGTTCTCGACCCGGTAGCCGTAGGGCGGGACGCCTCCCATCCACATCCCCTTCTTCCGGCTGGCCGCAACCTTGTCGCGGATGCGTTCGGCCGTCACCTCGCGCTCGAACTGGGCGAAGGACAGCAGAATGTTCAGCGTCAACCGCCCCATCGACGTGGTCGTGTTGAAGCTCTGCGTCACCGAGACGAAGGTCACGCCGTTCCGGTCGAACACCTCGACCAGCTTGGCGAAGTCGGCGAGCGAGCGGCTGAGGCGGTCGATCTTGTAGACAACGACCACGTCGACAAGCCCGTCCTCAATGTCCGCCGTTAGCCGCTGCAGTCCGGCACGGTCGAGCGTGCCGCCGGAGATCCCACCGTCGTCATATTGATCGCGGACCAGCACCCAACCCTCGGATCGCTGGCTGGCGATGTACGCCTCGCAGGCCTCTCTTTGGGCGTGGAGCGAGTTGAATTCCTGCTCGAGCCCTTCCTCGGAGGATTTGCGCGTGTAGATCGCACAGCGTAGTTTCCGGACAATTGGTTTGGTCATGCGCCCCTCCGATGGTTTTTCAGCCCGAAGAACACCCAGCCATTCCAGCGTGTGCCGGTGATGGCGCGGGCAATGGCGGACAGCGACTTGTAGGGCCGCCCCTGCCAGTCAAAGCCATCGGCGGTGACGGTGACAACGTGTTCGACGCCTTGCCATTCACGGATCAACCTCGTCCCGACGATGGGCGTCAGGTCAGCGCGGATGCGGCTTTTCTTGCGGTCACCGCCATCGAGTTGCTCGCCGAGAGTTTCCAGCCGTTTCACGGTTTCCGGTTTCAGGCCGCCATAGGCCAGTTCCTGGATGCGGTACGCCAACCGGCTTTCGAGGTAGCGTCGATTGAACGGCGGCGGCTCGCTGTCGAACAGGTCGCGCCATTGTTGCTTGAGGTCTGGCGTCGACATGGTCTTGAGCGCGGCGAGGCGGGCGGGAATAGGATCTTGTTTGGTCATGCATTTCTCCGTTGAGTTGGAGTTGCATGACGCCATTCGTCGGTCGGATAGTGTAGGCTACTTTCTCCAATTTCGTCAGATACTTCCGCTCGATCGCGCATCCGCAACCGCACCAGCCCAAGAGCCAACAGGCCGCATAGCTCGGCGCGGCGTTCTGCGGGCGACATGTGGTCTGGAGGCAAGGGGTTAGGCCGTTTCATGCGGCGCTTCGCTTCAGATCGCGCAGAACAGCGGCTCGGATGGCGGACCGGTTCCAGCGGAAGTTGAGCTGGCAGTTGGCCGCATATTTCGAGAGCCCGAAATCCATACCGCTGGCTTCGAAACCCGCGCGGTGCAGCAGTTCGATCTGCCGCATACTGGCCGGGTCATTGAGCCAACGCTTGCTCTTGGCTGAGGCGCTGGACGTTTCCGTGGCGCGCAGGAAGTCGTCGGCCGCAGCAAGCGCCTGCACACGCGTCCCTACAGCCAGCGTGCGGATCGGGTTGCTCTTGGGGTGACCGAGCGCGTGCCACAGTGTCCCGTCATGGAAAACACCGGCCCACCCCTGAAAACCGCTGGCCATGAGCGCCTGGCCGTCGCCATGGAGATCGCACCAGGAAAATGGCGAGCGATCCAGAAGATCGACTTCGGTCATCTCGAACGTGGTCAGCAGTCGCTTTTCGCCGATGTCGCGCGTGAAGACATGCCCACAGAAATCACAAACGGAGGCGCCAAGCGGGAGTTCCGCGTCACAGGATGGACAGGTCTTCCAGGGTTGCTCGCCAGGCGGCGTTTCATCCTCATCGAGGGCGATGTCCTGCTCAAGAGAGCCGTGGCGGAGCGCGGCACCCGCGAAGTCCAGCACGACGCAATCCGTTTTGACGATGCCGGGGAAGCGCTCGGGGTCGACCCGGCGCAGTCCGCGGCCGACGGCCTGGATGAACGTCCCCTTGTGAAGCATGGGGCGCAGGATGCCGATGCAGCCCACAGGCTGACTGTCGAAACCCTCGGTCAGGACCATGCAATTCGTGAGCACCTGGACCTCGCCGCGGTCAAACCGGGCGATGAGATCGGCGCGGGCCTTGGCTGGCATGTCGCCGGTTATCGGCTCGGCAATGACCCCTTCCGCACGAAACGCGACCGCCACCGCTTCGGCGTGATCGACCGTCGAGCAGAAGAAGATGCTGCGCCGATCTGCTGCCTTGTCCTTCCAATGCTCGACCACGGTCTCGTTGAGCACCGAGCGATTGAGGACCTTGTCGGCCTGTCGCATGTCGAAATCACCGGCGGTGCTGTCGATGCCGGAGAGCTCGTCGTCGATCCCGAGATCGACGGTGAAGGTCCGGGGCGGGACAAGCAGGCCGCGCGCAATGAGCGTGCCGATGCGCAGATGGTATCCGACATTGCTGAAGGTCTTGCGCAAGGACCGGCCATCGCCGCGCCCCGGGGTGGCCGAAAGCCCGAGTAATTTCACTCCTGGGCTGATGTCCCGCGCGTGATCGAGGATTGCCTGGTAGCTTCCGGCGGCTGCACGGTGGCACTCGTCGATCACGATGTGGCTCAGTTCCGGCATGGGCTTGCGCCGGTTTTCTCGGGCAAGCGTCTGCACACTGCCGAAGACGACGTTGCCATCCCAGCAATCCTGCTCTGCCTTGACAACCGAGGTGCCCAGCCCGGAGATGCCGCCGATAGCGGAGCGGTTTTGCTCGATGAGCTCATCCGTATGTTGAAGCACCAGAATCTTGGCGTCGCGGTCCCTTTCGGCCTGTTCACCGACAAAGAACCCGGCGATGGCCGTCTTCCCGGCTCCGGTCGGAAGCACGAGCATGGTATTGCCGTGCGCGGCCGTGCGGTCATGGGCAGCGTCGACGGCTGCCCGCTGATAGTCACGAGGGATCATGATGGTCTCCCTCAGCGCGCCCAGAAAGGTGCGCCGCCCGAGGCAGGCACGGGCGAGCCAGGCTGTTCCGCGACAGCGCCAGAATTGGCTGGCGGCACAGACGCTGCGGTTGGAGGCATCGGCGCGGAGCCCATCACGGTCAGGTATTGCCCATTGTCTGGGCCAATGGCGGCCTTGATCACGTTGCGCCCTGCGTCTTCGGGATTGTCGCGGTCCTTTTCGACCCCGATCTTGGCGACGAAGTCGATGCCGCTCAGGTCTCCGAGGCTTCGGATCATACGCGCGGCCCGCGCAGCTTCCGATTGATCGCTGGCCTTGATGCCACGCGCGGATTCCAGAATGCCTCGGATCAGGGCGCGGCCACGGTTGGCGTAGGTATCCTCACCGCGTTCGTTGACGCTTTTTCCCTTGAAACCGATACGGGTGTAGATCCGGCGGCGCGCATACTGGCCATCGAGGACGACAGCTTCGGTGTTGAGATAAAGCGCCGCGCTCGTGCGGCTTTGGGTGAGCCAGCCCTCTGGGCCGGCACCCCCTGGGCGGATCGTCAGGCCGACCTTGACCAAGGTGTTTGCGGGGATGAGGTCGAGTGCGGCGTCCTGGCTGTCGGCACCGTTGAAATCCATGTTGTCTGCCATTGGTTTATGCTCCTTTCGTCGGGGAATTCGGCTGGGCCGCCGCTTGCGGCAGATCGAAGTCGAGGCCGGAATTGGCGGTCGTCCCCGCGCCATCACGGATCTTCGCCATGAGGCGTCCGAGATGCGCCTGCTCGATCATTGAGAGCCGGCCACTGCGGTCTTTCGCGGGAAAGCCGAAATCGTTGATGGTGGTGCAGACGAACGCCCGGTAAGGCTCGCCCTCCTGGGGGCGGATCTCGGCGAGCGTAATGACCTCGTCGACAATGCCGGGTAGTTCGAGGCCCGTCTTCGAGCCTTCGATTTGCATCGCGAAAAACGGTTTGCCGAAGTCGTCGATCTTTCGGTCGAGGAGGCCGACCAGCCAGATGTTCTTGCGCGGCGTGTGCTGCAGGTGTGTGAGCCAGCCGATCATTTCCTGACCGAGCAGGCCGTAGGCGCCACGCAAATCGAGCTTGCCACTACGATCCGACTGCGCCTGAGGCTGGCCTTTGCACCACTGCATGCAGATGCGGGAGGCGACCGAGATGCTGTCGACGAACACCGTGTCGTACTTGTCCAGTACGGCGGGATCACCGAAGGCCGCGCGTACGCGGTCATAATCGCCCTGGCTATAGGGCTGATCCTCGCGCATCGCGGGATTGGGACCGCCAATCCAACAGGCGAGATCGCGGGCCCGTTCCCAGTCCCGGATCCGGACCTCGTCTCCGGGCCAGCCCTGTACCGCCAGTTCGCCTGCCTCGAGATTCAGAAACAGTGTCCGTTCCGGATCCAGCGTCCAAAGCTGGCTGGTTTTGCCGATCCCGGAAATGCCGGTGAGGACGCCCTTGATGCCGCGTGCTTCTTTCAGGCGTTCGTCGGCGGTGATGATCTTCAACGGGGCGGGTTGGAAAGGCGCGCTCATTTGCGTGCCTCCAATTCGCGGGCGGCAGCCGAGACGGCAATGTCCGTACCAGCCGCGCCCTGTTTGCGGGCCATCGACGTGATCTCTTCAAGCGCAACGATCGTCTGGGTGAGCACAGAACGCTCCCGGTTCAACGGCAGCAGCGCGAAGGCGATATCGTCGATCGTGGCACGCTCAATGGCGACCGTGCGCGCCGGGCGGTCGCCGATGGCGGGCACCGCGACCGTGACGGGTATCGCGCTCAGCCAGGTGGACTGGCGCAGTTTTTTCAGAGGGTTGGTGAACATCTCCATGCTCCTTTCCGTCTTGCCCAAGGATCGTCGCGAGGTGACAACTGCCGGGCCCGACGCCGCCTTGGAGCTCGCGGTCGGGGTGTTTCCCAAAGGGTTTTGCATTCGCCCGAAGGCCCGGCATGAATTTGATTGGGTGCTTGCCGTTACTTACCGGCGGGCGGCCCCAACTGTCGGGACGGCTTCGAAATACCCGTCGAGTCCCAGTTCCCTGGCCGTTTTGCGGATCACGCCGAGACGCTCGTAAACGGTGCTTCGGTGCAGCCCGAGTGCGCGCGCCGTTTCGGAGATGCTGAGGTGGCTGACCGCGATTGCGACCTGCCGGGTTGTCGGGCACAGTGCGGAGAGCAGCTTGCCCACATCCCCTTTCAAGCCCGGGCCGTGTTTCAGCGAAAACTCGTCGACAGGGTCCAACGCCGCGGCTTCCGGCAAAATGTCGGAAAGGGCCAACCCTCCATCATCGTCACCGGCGGGCGCATGGATCGATTGCATCGCACGCTCGGCGCGCATGGCCTTCGTGCTGCTTGCCAGCGTCGCGATCCGGTTCGTGATGATCCGGTCCGCGAATGTGTCGAAGGAAGATTTCGCTGGATCAAAGCGGCTGGCCCGCCTGATCAGGTCGAGACGCAATTCCTGCTCGATGTCGTCTGCGTCGAGACCCGGCACCGCGCCAGAGCGCGCCAGACGGGCTGCGCGAAAGCGGATATTGCGGGAAATACGTTTAGTGGGGTTGGTAAGCTGTTGAAGCTGCTCCATGGTTTTCGCCTTCGTCCAGGTGGACGGGCACGCGGCCCGAGTACCCGGCTCCGGCGAAATTTCGCTGGGACGGCGGTGGGAGTGGCTTTGGAACAAAGAAAAACCGCCGAAGACCCAGAGTCTTCAGCGGTTTTGCGATGCGATTTTTTTCAGTTTTTTTCAGCGAGGCTCGACGAAATTTCGTTGGCGCTGGCCCTGTTTGCCCTGCTGGAGATCGTCAGCATTTGTCACATAGCAGGCGACGTATTCGTCACCGTCCACGACAATTGGATCTTCGGCGAGCCCTGTAAGGGCACGAAGCGCTTTCGAAGCTGCCTCTTTCTGTTTGCCGATCCGCCGACGGTCTGACTCATTGCCGCCCCTGCGGTTCAAACGCCCGCGCAACTCTGCCAATGAACGCAGAAAGACCCATGCCGCTTTCGGTTTTTGGTTCTTTGCGTTCTTCAACCCGAGATCGTCGGGGCCAAGGCGGTGACTGGTTCCACCTACGGTGAGCCGGATGATATCCAGTTCCGCAAAATCGATGCGCACCTGCTCCCATTTGGTTCCGCTCGGAAGCATGATCTTGGGTCCAGACTCCAATTCAATGAAGCGCCCACCGATTGCGTCAATCTGGGGCGAAAACAACTGCTCCGGAGGAAGCGCCGCGGAAAGCCGGCCCTGCTGGTCGAGAACAACGACGTCTTCGAGCGCCATTACAGAAACACCTCCAACTTCAACATGGCCCTTGAGTTGGTGGCTGAGCGTCGTTCTGGTTGGAACCAGCAGCACACATGGCCCCGTCACATCCATGACCGGCTTCAAATTGGCGAGATCGAGAGGTGCAATGATTGAGGATAGCCCAAGGAAAACAGGGAACCCTCGGCCTGCAGCAATCTCGTAGCGCCCGACCGATATGACAGCCTCCCGCGACACCGACTGTTGCTGCGCGCGCAGATTCAATGCCTGGGCGATCTGGTTGACGAGGCTGTCGCGGTCCAGCTCGTGAATGATGATGTCCTGGTCGGTCAACGAGGTTGTCTTGCACCGGCTCTGCGCATCCCCGCACTCGACCCTGAGCGATCCATCTACCAACTTGATAATCTGGCGGGCGCAACCCTCTCCGCCGGATTTGGGGCACGCGAGATCCTTCGCACTTCGGACAGTTTCACGAAGGTAGGGGTCGTACTTCTCCCAGCCGCCGCGGAGTTCTTCGATCCATTCTTGCCGGGACATCGCTGCCCCGCTGATTTCGTCAAGCAGCTGCCACAGGCGCGTCATTGTCGTCGATCACATCGGTTTCGCGTTCGATATCATAGAACCCCGCAGTGCGAAGCCATTGCTCAACCAGCATCGCATCAGAGTCGCGGTCATATTTTGTTGAGTCTTCGCGGATCGTGACACTGCGGGGCTTGCTGGAACCTTCGAAGACGAAGCTGAACTTTGCCGAGGTGAAGCGTCCGCGATCGAGCAACGTGCTCCAACGGTCGCCGAAGGCCTTGAACAGGTCGGTGGATTTCTTGATGTCGACGATGGCGGGATCGCCGGGGATCACACGCACGACCTCGGTCAGCCTGACCCGATTAATCCCATCGATGCCATCGCAATCCTGAATTTTCGGCCCCTCCCGCCGGATCGGCGCAAGCGTGAAAACCGAACCATCTCCGAAATAGCTCTTCTTGCCGAAAATCGTTGCGCCAATTGTTTCACGATAGAGGGTCCGCTCACCCTTGCTTTGGGCGTTGATCGCCAACACGTCGTTTGTTGCGTCATATATCAGCACGTCGTGCTTTTGCGGCCGATAAAAGGCGACGCCAGCCTCACCGTTGTCTTCATGTTTGCCTTCGCGGGTCATCGGCATGCCGTGCCGCACCAACAGCCAAACCTTGTTTTCGTCCGGGCGCGGAAAAGCAAACATCCGTGTTCCTCGGCCACGTTGCTTGTTCTCGAACCATGGGTCCATGGCCGTTGCCATCGCGGCAAGTTGCTGATCTGAAATGGCGGGAAGTGTCAGGCTCGTTGCCGACCGCCCGGGGAATTGAAGGAAAGCAGTCTTTTTGAAGACCATTGCCTTCATGTGCCGCTCTTCCAGAAGGTCGGGGTTGGCAAGCCAGATCTGAACTGCAACGTCGGCAGGGGTCAGATCGCCATTGCTTTCTATGGAGATGCTCGCTTCGCGTGCGCGATCGAGCAAGTCGTCAAGCGTTTCGTTCGAAGCGGCCTCATCAATGTAGTAAAGGCCGTTCATTAGAGCGAGCGGCATTTCCTCGTCATATGTCATCAGCGCGGCAGCAAGATCGTCATGCGGAAATGCCGTCTGTGCGTCCGAAGGAATCTCGACATTGCGCCCCGCAAAGTAATTTCGCCATTTGTCCAGCAATGCAACCAAATGGACATTGGAGATCTTCTTGAGACCGTCTGGGTTTGTAAATACGCGCGGGTTGAATGATGCCATTGCGGGGGTTCCCGAGAATTATCTTTGACTCGGGAATTTAGGCATTCCGACGCCACACCACAAGGTTGTGTTCACGATAAGTTCCGTATGCCTCATCCGACAGCCAGAGCGGCTTGCCGGTATGTGACAGTGGCAGCTGGAGCTTTCCCCCATGATCGACATCTCTGATCGCGCCCGGCGCGGCACCATTCGCTTTTTCTGGTCGCAGGCACTTCGCACTGAGGTGTGCGGTGATTGATCCCGATGAGCGCGAACAGGAAGCCTTGAAGGTCGCCATGCGGTTCATGGGCGAACTGATGGCCGAGATCGGCTGGACGACCCGCTTCAACGAACTTTCTGCCGATCAGGCAGCAAAGCTCGCCGAAGCCGCTGTTGACGGTTTTCAGGAGGGGATGTTGGCGAATGCCCCTCGGCCGGACCCCGAGGTGCCCTTCTGATGACAGCGCTCCTCGACTTCAATCACCGGGAAAAGAAGCCCACTTTTGCCGATGGCGTTAACGTACTGATTGATCATGCCCTTGTTGCAGAGCAGGCCACGGGGCCGACTCGGGACTATCTGGGCGGCAGCCGACTCGGCGATGCCTGTCAGCGTCGGCTGCAATACGAGTACTTGAAGGTGCCGAAGGACGAGGGCTCCGGGTTCTCGGGTCAGACGCTGCGGATTTTTGCGCTTGGGCATGTTCTCGAAGACTTGGCAATCGACTGGCTTCGCAAGGCGGGGTTCGATCTCAGGACCCGCAATCGCCATGGCGAGCAGTTCGGTTTCGAAGTCGCGGGCGGGCGCCTTCAGGGACATGCCGATGGCGTCGTCGTCGCGGCGCCGAACGGAATGGCGGTGCCGGCGTTGTGGGAGTGCAAGTCCGCAAACGCAAAGAACTGGCGCGAGATTGCGAAACGGGGCGTTGTCAAAGCCAAGCCCGTCTATGCGGCCCAAATTGCGCTCTACCAGGCCTATTTGGGGCTGACGGAAGCGTCCGCGTTGTTCACCGCGATCAACAAGGACACCTGCGAGATATGGCACGAACTGGTCCCCTTCGACGCCGAGCGCGCCCAGGCCGCAAGCGACAAGGCCGTTCGAATTCTGCGCGCCTGTGATGCCGGAGAACTACTGCCCCGGCACACAGAGGATTCCGAGCATTTCCAATGCCGTTTCTGCGACTGGAAAGCGAGGTGCTGGGAATGAGCGATAGCAGCGTGGAACCCGTGGCCGCGGTTGCGCCTGACCCGGCTATGATCGCGACCTATACCGATGTCGTCTTCGGATATTGCGATCATCTCGCTCCAATTCGCGCGCTTGCGGAGAAAGGCAGCGCTGACGCTCCGCCGCATACGCCGTTCCTGCCTACGGAAGATGATCTCGCTGGGCGTCTAGCGCAGCAGGCGGATTGGGCGGCCTCGGCTGGCATGGCTCTCTTTGTGGTGCCGGGCACCGTTGCCGCACCGGTCGATGCGCGGGCCGAGCACATTGTTCAGACACAGGTTGTGCTCGTCGATCTCGATCATGGTGACATCGACGCCAAGCGTGCGCACCTCGAACGCCACCTCGGCAAGGCCACGCTGGTCGTGGCATCAGGTGGGGTGACGGCCGACGGCATCCGCAAGTTGCACCTCTATTGGCGGCTCACCGAACCAGCGGAAGACGAGGACATTGCCCGGGTGTGCCGCGCACGACAAATGATTGCCGCCAAGGTCGGCGGTGATCCGGCATTTCGCTCCGCCCATCAGCCGATCCGCGTTGCCGGTTCCGTACATGCCAAATCCGGGCAGCGCCGCCTCGTCGAAATTCTCGCCCATGCCGCCGTTGACCACGACCTCGCCGATCTGATCGAGGCGGTCATCGCCATGCCTCCGATGGAGGGGGTGCAGCCAGATCCACTCGACTTCAATGGCGCGACGCCCTTGCGGGGAACGGTGCCAGAGCTCTTCGGCAAGCCTGTCCGCGAGGGAGGCGTTGACGGGACAACCCGTTTCGATGCGCTTTCACGGGTCATCGGATACTGGATCCGGCGCTGCCGCGAAGGCCATGTCACGCCAGCAAAGTCTTGGGACGAGATCAAGGCGTACAATCTCGCGCGTATTGACCCGCCATGGACGGAGGATCGCCTGCGCGCCGAATCCGAACGCCTGTGGAAGCGCGACCAGAGCCGCAATGGCGACATCGACGATGCCGAAATGGATGCGGAGCAAGCGGGTGGCGGAGACGATGGCGACGGACCCATACCGGTCCGTTTCACCGAAGACGCGCTGGCGGCGCAATTCGCATCAGCCCATTCAGAGCAATGGCGATATGTCGCCGGCTGGGGCCAATGGCTCACATGGACCGGCAGTGTCTGGCGACGCGAAGAGACGTTGCAGGCCTTCGATCTCGCAAGGCAGGTGTGTCGGAACGCGGCGGTTCGAGCACCTTCAGCGCGCGTGCGCACCAAGCTGTCGACCGCTTCGACCGTCTCTGCGGTGGAACGCCTTGCCCGCAGCGACCGCCGTCATGCCTGTACCACCGAGATTTGGGACCGTGATCCCTGGCTGTTGAATACCCCCAATGGCGTGATCGATCTCCGGACGGGCGCTTGCGCCCTGCACGACCCGGAACTCTTCATGACGAAGATCGCGGAGGCATCGACAAAAGATGCGTGCCCGACTTGGGAGGCATTCCTCGACACCGTAACCGGCGGAGACAAGGAGTTGCAGGCCTATCTGCGCCGAATGGCCGGATACTGTCTGACCGGCGTGACGACCGAGCATGCGCTCTTCTTCCTCTATGGCACCGGCGCGAACGGCAAGTCTGTCTTCGCCAACACCCTGACGGAAATCATGGGCGACTACGCCACCGTCGCCGCGATGGACATGTTCATGGCAACTCACGGCGACCGCCATCCCACCGACATGGCGGGTCTGCGCGGCGCGCGGATCGTAACGTCGATCGAGACCGAACAGGGCAGCCGTTGGGCTGAGAGCAAGCTCAAGGCCCTGACGGGCGGCGACAAGATCACCGCCCGCTTCATGCGTCAGGATTTCTTCGAGTTCATTCCGCAATTCAAGCTGTTGATCGTCGGCAACCACAAACCTTCGATCCGCAATGTCGACGAGGCGATGCGCCGACGGCTTCACATGATTCCCTTCACGGTGACGATCCCGCCCGCCAAGCGTGACCGCCGCCTGCCTGACCGTCTGCTGGCCGAGCGGGACGGCATCCTTGCCTGGGCGCTACGCGGTTGCCTCGAATGGCAGGAGACCGGGTTGCGCCCGCCCGAGGCGGTGATGGCGGCGACCGAGGACTATTTCGAGGCCGAGGACGCGCTCGGACGCTGGATCGAGGAACGATGCCAGACCGGCCCATCGCACTGGACTGGTTCGAGCGCGCTCTTTGCCAGTTGGAAGTCCTGGGCAGAGGCCAACGGCGAGTACGCCGGGTCGATGAAGCGCTTCTCTGAGAATCTCGGCGCCCGTGGGTTCGAGAAACGCAACACGCGAAGCGCGCGTGGATTCCAGGGGATCAGGGTTTGCGACAGCGATGATGACCTATTTGATCGGAGTTGAAAAATGTCAATAAAATCAGAGACCGCGACGGATGTGACGGGTCATACCCATATAACCGTCACGCGCGCGCATACGCGCGTCCGTAACGGAGTTACCAAACAAACCGTCACACCCGTCACACCCGCCAGCGACCTGAGATCGCGGGCTGAAGATGCGCTGCCCCATCCCGTGCTCGCCCTCGATCTCGGCACGGCGACCGGCTGGGCATTGCGCGGCGCGGACGGGCTGATCGTCAGCGGAACCGCGTGTTTTCGTCCACGACGCTTCGACGGTGGCGGCATGCGATACTTGCGCTTCACCAACTGGATCACTGAACTCGACAGGCTTTCAGGGCCTATTTCCGCAATCTGGTTCGAGGAAGTCCGCCGACACGCCGGCACCGATGCAAGCCACGTCTATGGCGGGCTCATGGCCACGCTCACCGCATGGGCGGAGTTGCGCGGCATCCCCTACGAGGGCGTGCCCGTGGGCACCATCAAACGATTTGCCACCGGCAAGGGCAACGCGAACAAGGCCGCCATGATCGAAGCGATCCGGCAGCGTGGCTTTTCTCCAGAGGATGACAACGAGGCCGACGCGCTTGCGCTTCTTCTCTGGGCTCTCGACGCGAAAGGCGGACCGCGATGAACGCACAAGCGAAGTCGCACAGCGTGGTCTGGTCCGCGGGACTGGTCGAAGCCCGGTTATCCGAGGCGGCCTTCGTGCTCAAACGGCTGCCGGAGCTACGTATCCTAGGGTACTTCAGCACCTGGCCAGAGATCGTTCACAGTTTCGCGGACAAGGTCGGGCAAGAGCCGAGGAAGATGCGCGTACTTCCATCGCCGCAATCCATCAGCAGGATGGAAGAAACACTGACCTGGACCGCGGGGCTCGAGCCGCAAGACGGCAAGATCGTCTGGCTGCGGGCCTATGGGTATCGTTGGCGCGAGATCTGCCGGACGGTCGGTCTGCAGCGCGCGTCTGCCCATCACCACTGGGTCTATGGGCTTTGCCTGATCTCTCATCGCTTGAACAACCGCCGGATCAATCCGCGACTCTCCATGCAACAGGTCATCGATCTTGCGCGTGCTGACGACCCGGCACTTTGATGCTTCGGCCGCCGCACAATTTTCTTCCAGACACTTTTGCGATCCGGCCGGTATGTGACTGGTAAGTTCGCGAGGTGCGCGAGGCGGTCGCAAAGCGCGTTCGCGGGTCCTTCCTGGCCCGAAACGTATACGGGCGGGCGAAGCGCGCAATATCGCTAGCGACAGGGCCGGTTTTTTGGGAAGCCACCCCTAGCAGGCATCCACCCTCGATCCGCTGAAAACTACAACAAAACAAACCTTTGGCACCGGTTATGCCCGGTGGCCGCTGGACCCCTTGGGGAGTCCAGGCTGGCTGCCGGTGTCCGGAGTCCACCCGATTGAGGCGAACCGACCCGCATGACCCTGAGCTTTGCCCCGGATGCGATCGAGATGTGGCCGCTGGCCAAGCTCCAGCCCTATGCGAAGAACGCAAAGGCGCATGGCGCGGATCAGGTCGCGAAGATCGCTGCCAGCATGGCGGAGTTCGGCTGGACGGTTCCGTGCCTGGTCGCCGACGATGGCGAGTTGATCGCGGGACATGGCCGTGTGCTGGCCGCCACGCAGCTGGGGCTGACCGAGGCCCCAGTGATTGTGCTGGGACACCTGACCGAGGCGCAACGCCGGGCCTATCGGATCGCGGACAACAAGCTGACAGAACTCGGAACCTGGGATGAGGCACTGCTGTCAGCCGAGCTGAACGACCTGCTGGCTGCGGACTACGACTTGTCGCTCATCGGATTCGAGGATGCTGAACTTGAGGAGTTGTTGGCCGGAGATGTCGACACCGAGGCCGCGTCCCGAGAAGGCGAGGACGACGTTCCGGAGGCCACCGAGACCCCGATCAGCCGCCCCGGCGATCTCTGGGTGCTTGGCAAGCATCGGTTGCTGTGCGGAGACGCGACGGTGGCCACCGATGTCGAGCGTCTGCTCGGCGATGTGACACCGCTGCTGATGGTGACAGACCCGCCTTACGGCGTCGAATATGATCCTGGCTGGCGCAACAAGGCAGGCGCTGCCGCCACCAAGCGGACCGGCAAGGTGCTGAATGACGACCGCGCTGACTGGCGCGAGGCCTGGGCGCTATTCCCGGGTGACGTCGCTTATGTCTGGCATGGCGCGCTGCATGCGACGACAGTCGCGGAAAGCCTCGAGGCCTCCGGATTCAACATCCGGTCCCAGATCATATGGGCCAAGGATCGCCTGGTGTTGAGCCGCGGTGACTATCATTGGCAGCACGAACCCTGCCTCTACGCCGTTAAAAAGACCGGCAAGGGCCATTGGGCGGGCGACCGCAAGCAGACCACGCTGTGGCAGATCGCCAACAAGGATCAGGACGCGGAAACCGTGCACGGGACCCAGAAACCCGTCGAATGCATGCGTCGGCCGATCCTAAACAATTCCAGCCCGGGCCAGGCGGTCTACGAGCCCTTCATGGGATCGGGCACCACGCTGATCGCGGCAGAGACCACGGGCCGTGTGTGCTTCGGGATCGAATTGAACCCGGCCTATGTCGATGTCGCCGTGCAGCGCTGGCAACAGTTCACCGGCCAAGAGGCCGTGCTGGACAGGACCGGCGAGAGTTTCGCCGATCTGACGGCCAACCCACGCTGAGGCGATGCATGACCTGGCTTTACATCCCTCCGGACGCGCTTTCGGAGCCGGAGACCTGTTCGGCCTCTCGCTCTGTTCCGGTGCAGGCGGGCTGGACCTCGGGCTCACCATCGCTTTGCCCGGCTATCGAACTGTGGGCCATATCGAACGGGAAACCTACGCCGCGGCCATTCTCGTGGCACGGATGGAAGAGGCGGCCCTGGATCCAGCGCCTGTCTGGGACGATGTTGCCAGCTTCGACGGCCGCCCGTGGCGCGGCGCGGTGGACATCGTCACTGCGGGCTATCCGTGCCAGCCGTTCTCTGTCGCGGGCAAACGCCGGGGCGCGGACGACCCGCGCCACCTCTGGCCCCATGTCGCGCGGATCATTGGCGAGGTCGAGCCGCCCTTCGTCTTCCTCGAGAATGTCGCCCATCATCTCCGCCTCGGCTTCCCCGAAGTCGCCGGAGGACTGGTCGGCATGGGCTACCGCCTTGCGGCAGGCCTCTTCACGGCGGCGGAAGTCGGTGCGCCCCACAAGCGCGAGCGGCTCTTCATCCTTGCCCATCGGGAAGGCCACCAACTGGCCGACCCCGCGCGCCTGCTCCGGGACCCGCTCGAGCGGCGGGAACCGGACGGAGATGCTGCAGCTCTGGCCGACGCCACGGGCGAGCGCCAACGAGAACCGGCAGACGAAGCCGACGCCATCGCAGTCGGCGGGCAAGCACGGAATGAACCTGGCGACCTCGGCCGCCATGTGGCCGACGCCGCAGACCGACAGCTTCCGCAGCCGGGGCGGTGCCCGGAAACACGAGAAGGGTCTGGACGGGATGGCCCGGGATTGGCCGACACCCATGGCGACCGACGGCAACAAGCCGAGCGCGGGCAATCGCAAATCGGCCGATCTGACGAACGCCAGCCAGATGTGGATGACGCCGACAGCGCGCGATCACAAGGATGGGGCGACGAGCTTGGCGAACACGCCGGTGAACGGCCTGCTTGGCCGCCAGGTCCTGGTGACGCCGATGGCTGGGTGCGATACCTCCGAACCGCGCCGGACGCTGAACCCAGCATTCGTCGAGGCGCTGATGGGCTGGCCCATCGGGTGGACCGCCTTCGGCTCTGTGGAAACGGCGTGGTCCCACTGGTTGCCGCGCATGCGCTGCGAACTCTCGCAGCTGAATTACTGGCCGATGGCTGAAGAGGGGCCGGTATGAAACAGTCACGCCTCATGTCGCTTGCCGAGGCCGTCGCCAATGTGCTTGTCGGCTACGGCGTCGCAGTCGCCACGCAGATCCTGATCTTTCCGATCTTCGGGTTGCACACGACACTGGCGCAGAACCTGAAAATGGGCGCGATCTTCACTTTGGTGAGCATCGCCCGATCCTTCGCGCTGCGGCGGGTGTTCGAGGCACTTCGTGTTGCGTCGGCAAAGAGGCGTCCGCAATAGCCTGCATTCACGCGGTATTGCTTCTGTGTTGTCGCTAACTCATTAAGATCGTATTGTTTAAAAAATGTCACCTTTGAGTAACCGCCGGTTTTGTCGGCCCGAAGCGAAACCGGATCGAGACTGATTTGTTGAAGAAACCAGACGGGGAAAAGACTGATCAGGAGTTGCTTCCAGATGGCCTGGAAGCTCTGCGGCAAGAGCTGAGCCTGAGGGATGTAATGGGACTGATCGAGCGCACTGCGAGATGGGTCGATCCAAATACTTTCGGATATCTGCCTGTCTGGTATCCGGAGCATGCGCGGCGTGGCTTGTTCTACAAGGCAAATTGGTCCGAGCCGCAGATGAACCGCAATCGTCAGACGGGCGTTAGCATTCACAAATCCGAAGGCAACACGCACGCGAACAAGGCGCTGACACTGGCTTTGGGGCTGCGGGCAACAGAACGGCCGAATTGGTCATGCTGCCATATCTGGGGTGTTGATGATGCCGCTTATCAGGTCAGCAACGCTGTGGTTCAGGATCGACGCTTATTTTCATGCGTAGCGAACATGGTCTTGCTGCCGACGCCATTGAAGGCATTCACCGACGTAATGACCGAAGTGAAGATGATGCTTCGTGTTTGTGCGCACCATCTCTATGGCTGGTCCTGCGACCATGACGATGTTGCGGACATCGCGGATCAAGTCGAGGAATGGGCCGATTGGGACGCCTATCCCAGCAGCTGGCCAAGACAGGATCGAAATTCGCTTCCGATGGGGACTGCCAAGTTCTCGGCGCGGATCAAGACGTCAGCGGACCGCAGGAAGACTGCCATTCGCAAGGATCTGACATCTGCTGGCCCGCATTATCCTAGGGATGAAGTTCAGAAAGTGCTCGAATACTGGAACGTTTCTTTGTGACGCAATGAAACCGCCGCCCCAGCGGGACGGCGGTCATCTGTGTGTTGGACCCTGAGCGTCAGGCGGCGGGCAGTTTGTAAACGCGGCCCCGATCCTCGACCTTCTCCGAGGTCACTTCGAGCCCGAGCTTTTTCTTGAGCGTGCCGGACATCGCGCCGCGCACCGTGTGTGACTGCCATCCGGTTACGGCCATGATTTCCGCGATGGTTGCGCCGTCTGGCGCGCGCAACATGGCGATGAGGGTGGCCTGCTTGGTGCCCTCGCGCGGCGTGGGGGTCTTGGGTGCTGCATCCTCGGTCGGTTTGACTTCCTCGCTGTTAGTTTCGATGCCGATGGCGGCGAGGCCTGCGTCGGTCGCGACCAGCGTGATGCCGTGACCGTCGCCGGTTTCGCGCCAGACGGGCTCGCCGTTGCGCATATCGGCCTCGACCTCTTCGATGAGGCCTTTGGCGCACATTGCACCAACCACCTTGGCGGCGGCCCCGCCGCGCAGGCTGTCGGGCAGCGGCAAGGCGATATGGCCGTCGCGTTGGGCTGCGGCGCTGAGAATGATGGCTTGGGTGTCGGTGAGTTTGGTCATGTTTGCCTCCGTGGCTCCGCCGCGCGGTATGCGTGGCTTCTACCGAGGCGAGCCCGCCATTTGGGCGGGCCGGGACCGACGTGCGATGGCTCAGTCGTCGCGCGTGATCAGGGCAAGCAGGACGGCCGCCATGCCGCCGAGATATTCGCTGCGGCGAAACACGATTTCGTCGATCTCGCTCGCGGTGTTGATGCTCGGGTCGACCTGAAGGTCGCTGCCCATGTGCGGCATGAGGCGGGTGGCCGCGCGGTTGTAGCGCTCTGCAAGGGTGCTGATCATCGGGCTCACTCCGCGTATTCGCCTTCGCCGAAGGCGCTGTCGGTGATGCGCTTCAGCAGGCTGGCGTAGTGCTCGAGGCTGCCAACGGTGGCCCAGCCGATCTCGTCGGGATGGCAGTTGAAATGATCGTCGCTGAGGCTCTGGAGCCGGGCGAGCATCTCGTCGATCTCGGCCTTCTTGCCGATGAAAGCGTTCAAAGCTGCCTCGTTCGACCGGTTCCTCGAACCGGTGGCGGAACCGGTCTCACTGCGGCGTGCCTTCTCGGCGTGAAGTTCTTGGCGGGGCGTTGTCTGCGGGTTCAGGCGGGTCATCGTGGCGGCTCCTTCGGGTGCATCGTTTCGATGTAAGCAGCTTCGCTCTGTCGCCGGTGCTTATCCAGTTTAATCAAAGCAATATCAGTGCTTTATGTAAGGATTGTCGATCATGCCGACACGCCGCTACCAGCTGACAGCCGATTGGCAGGAGATCGGTCAGGGCCCTCTGATGGTCGAGGCTGAAACCAATCAAGCGGTGCTTGTGCATTTCGCGGATACGATCCCCAACACCCCTGACGCGCCCGCGCATCAGGTCAATCGCGGGACCTGCGTCACCTATGAAGGCAGCGCCTCCTGTTATGCGCGGGCGGCCCAGCACCAGATCGCCAAGCTGATCGCCACCGGGGACCTGCTGTGACGGGGCATCATATCCCGGCGGCGGCGCCGCGCTTCGGCGTGTTCTGCATCTGGGCCGAGGAAGGGGCCGATCTCAGCAGCGGTGTCTTCGAGTGGTCCTTCGGAAACGGCAACGAGTCGCCCTCTGGTGTCGGCGTATTTGTGCCCTTCGATTGCGAGCTGTTCGCGATCGGTCTGGTCATTGAAGGCACGGGTCACGCCGAGGTCGAAGTCCGCCAGAACGGCGCAAGCTCTGGCCGCAGCGTTGAGATCACGTCCGGGGACCGGGCCTTCACGGATTTTGCCCAATCGCCCGTTGCCTTTACGGCCGGAGATGTCGTCGGTTTCCGCACCGTGATCGGCGGCGTTGATACGAATGGTGGAACGGTCACAGCCTGGTTCCGCTACCCGATCTAAGAGGCGCGTCATGGAGGGTCTGAGCGAGCGCCAGTATGCCGCCCGCATCGGCCTCTCACGCGGGGCGGTCCAGAAGGCCAAGAGCACGGGACGGCTGGTGTTGCACAGCGATGGCAGCATCGACGCAGAGGCCAGCGATGCGTTGCGTGCGCAGGCGACCGATCCGTCGAAAACGCGCAAGGCCTCGAAGCCGAAGCTCAAACCCGTCTCTGAGGCCGCGGTCTCGGCCGTGGGCGAAACGCTGCGCGAACAAGGGATGTCCGCACCGCCGGTGGGCGGCGGCACGACGTTCCTGCAGGCCAAGACGGCGAACGAAATACTGAAAGCGCAGGAGCGCCGCCTGCGGCTGCAAAAACTGAAAGGCGAGTTGATCGACCGCGCCCGCGCGCTGTCTCTGGTGTTTCGGCTGGCGCGTCAGGAGCGCGATGTCTGGGTGAATTGGCCTGCGCGTGCGGCTGCGCTGATGGCGGCTGATCTGGGCGTCGAGCCCGCCGCAATGCAGAAGGTGCTGGAGAAACATGTCCGTGCCCAGCTCGACGATCTTGCCGAGGTCAAACCTGATCTCAGATGAGGATTTCGAGGGTGCGGCTGAAATCCTGCGCGCCTGGAGCGAAGGCCTCACACCGGACCCGGATCTGACGGTCTCGCAATGGGCGGATCGGCACCGGATGTTGTCCGGTCGAGCATCGGCCGAGCCGGGCCGGTATCGCACGGCGCGCACGCCCTACATGGGCGAGATCATGGATCGGCTCTCACCCGGTGATCCGACACAGCGGATCGTGTTCATGAAGGCAGCTCAGGTCGGTGCGACCGAGGCGGGCAACAACTGGATAGGGTTCGCGATCCACCAGGCGCCGGGCCCGATGCTCGCGGTCCAGCCGACGGTGGAACTGGCGAAGCGAAATTCGAGGCAGCGGATCGATCCGCTGATCGATGAAAGCCCGGAACTGCGGGAGCGGGTCAAACCGGCGCGCTCGCGCGACGCGGGTAACACGATGTTGTCGAAGGAGTTCGCGGGCGGCATCCTGATCATGACCGGGGCCAACTCGGCGGTCGGCCTGCGCTCCACCCCGGCGCGCTACATCTTTCTGGACGAGGTCGATGCCTATCCGGCCTCGGCCGACGAGGAAGGTGATCCGGTCACGCTGGCCGAGGCACGGTCGCTGACCTTCGCGCATCGGCGCAAGGTTTTCCTCGTCTCGACGCCGACCATTCGGGGGATGAGCCGGATCGAACGGGACTTTGATGCCAGCGATCAACGCCGGTTCTTCGTGCCATGTCCGCATTGCGGCGCGATGCAGTGGCTGAAGTTCGACCGTCTGCGCTGGGAGAAGGGACAGCCAGAGTCAGCGGAATATCACTGCGAGGGCTGCGACACGCCCATCGCGGAACACCACAAGACGGCCATGCTGGAAGCGGGCGAATGGCGGGCGACCGCCACGGCGTCTGATCCCAATACGGTTGGGTACCACCTCTCGGCGCTCTATTCGCCCATCGGCTGGCTCAGCTGGGAGCGGATCGTGCGGGCGTGGGATGCGGCGCAGGGGTCGGACGAGGCGATCAAGGCGTTCCGGAACACGATCCTCGGCGAGACATGGGTCGAGACCGGCGAAGCCCCTGACTGGCAGCGGCTCTACGACCAGCGAGAACGTTGGAAACCGGGCATTGTCCCGGCGGGCGGGTTGTTCCTGACGGCCGGGGCCGACGTGCAGAAGGACCGGATCGAGGTCGATGTCTGGGCCTGGGGACGAGGGCTGGAAAGCTGGCTCGTCGATCACATCGTGATCGAGGGCGGGCCCGACCGGCATGAGGCTTGGGGTGAGTTGACCGACCTGCTCGGTCGAACGTGGCCGCACGAGCGCGGCGCGCATCTGAAGATCGCGCGGCTTGCTATCGATACCGGCTACGAGGCCCCGGCGGTTTACGGTTGGTCGCGGGCTCAAGGGTTCGCACAGGTATCGCCAGTAAAGGGCGTGGAAGGGTTCAACCGGGCAAGCCCGGTGTCGGGGCCGACTTATGTGGACGCGACCGAGGGCGGCAAACGTCTGCGCCGCGGGGCCCGGCTCTGGACCGTGGCGGTGTCGACCTTCAAGGCCGAGACCTATCGCTTCCTGCGGCTGGAACGACCGACCGAGGAGGACATGGCCAATGGTGCGGCGTTCTCACCCGGCACGGTGCATTTGCCGCATTGGGTCGAAAACGAATGGCTGAAGCAGTTCGTGGCCGAGCAGCTGGTCACCGTGCGTACGAAGCGCGGCTTTGCCCGGCTGGAATGGCAGAAGCTGCGTGAACGCAACGAGGCGCTGGACTGCCGCGTCTATGCGCGAGCCGCTGCCTGGATCGCGGGCGCGGATCGTTGGACGGACGAAAAATGGCGTGACCTCGAGGATCAGCTTGGGGTCGCTGATGCCTCTGCAGATCCGGCAGGGCAGATCAACAGGCAAGCGCAGACGTCGCAAGGCAAACGCAGGTCCGACTGGCTCGGACGGCGTGGAGGGTGGTTTTGAACATGGCGGACTGGACCGAAACCGAGCTGTCGGCGCTGCGCCGCGCCTATGCCAGCGGCACGACCCGGGTCAGCTATGATGGAAAGTCGGTGGATTATGGCTCGGCCGAGGATCTGCTGGCGCGCATCCGCACCATCGAACGGGACATCGCGGGCACGACACGGCCATTGCCGGTCGCTGGTCTCGCGGGCTTTTCGCGCGGGGACCGCTGATGTCGGCCAACTGGTTTGACCATGCCATAGCCTCTGTTGCGCCACGCACGGCGGCCCGCCGCGTACTTGCAAGGCAGGCGTTTGAAACCCTGACGCGGGGCTACGATGGTGCCGCGAAGGGGCGGCGCACCGAAGGCTGGCGCGCGCCAGGCACCTCGGCCGACACTGAGGTTGGCGTCGCCGGGGCGCTCTTGCGCGACCGGATGCGCGATTTGGTGCGCAACAACCCGCATGCGGCGAAGGCCGTGGCGGTGTTGGTCAACAACATCGTAGGCGCAGGCATCATGCCGCGCGCCGCCAGCGGCAATGACAAACTGGACCGCAAGGTCGATGCGCTCTTTGCGCAATGGTCGGACACGGCCGATGCTGACGGCCAGCTCGACTTCTATGGCCTGCAGACGCTGATCTGCCGCGAGATGGTCGAGGCGGGCGAGGTCCTGGTGCGTCGCCGCCTGCGGCGCGCGAGCGACGGTCTGCCGGTGCCGCTGCAATTGCAGGTGCTGGAGGCGGATTTCCTTGACGCCACGAAATCCGGCGCACTCGGTGCAGGTCGCCTCGTCCAAGGGATCGAGTTCGACCCGGTCGGCAAGCGCCGGGCCTATTGGCTGCACGCCGAGCATCCGGGCGATGCCTATGACGCGCTGCAGAACGCCCTGCAGAGCCGTCCGGTCCCGGCGACCGAGATCGCCCACGTCTATGAAAAGCAGCGTACGCAGGCGCGCGGCGTTCCCTGGGGCGCGCCGGTGATCCGCAGCTTGCGCGATCTCGACGACTATGAAGTGGCCGAACTGGTCCGCAAGAAGACCGAGGCCTGCGTGACCGCCATCGTCTTCGGCGATGATGAGGCGCAACAGGGCATCGCGCCGTCCGTGGTCGATGCCGACGGCAACCGGGTGGAGCAGTTCGAGCCGGGGCTGATCGCCTATGCCCGGGGCGGCAAGGACATCCGGTTCAACCAGCCCGCCGCCACCGGCGGCTATGGCGAATACAAGCGGGCCAGCCTGCACACGATCTCGGCGGGCTTCCGGGTGCCCTACGAGTTGCTGACCGGGGACCTCTCCCAGGTGAACTATTCCTCGATCCGGGCGGGGCTGGTGGAATTCCGCCGCCAGATCGACGCCGTCCAATGGCAGCTGTTCATCCCGATGTTCTGCGCCCCTAGCTGGCGCTGGTTCACCGAGGCCGCATGGGCGGCGGGGCAGATCCCGTCGCCGATTGTACCGGTCGAATGGTCGCCGCCGAAGTTCGAGGCGGTCGATCCGCAGAAGGACGCGATGGCGAACCTGCTGTCGATCCGCTCGGGCACCATGACGCTGGCCGAGGTGATCGCCCGGCAGGGCCGCAATCCCGACGCCGTACTGGCCGAAATCGCGGCGACCAATGCCAAGCTCGATGCGCTGGGGCTGGTACTCGACAGCGACCCGCGCCGCGTCACCAAGACCGGCAGCGCGCAGACCAGCGATCCGGCCACCGATCCGGATGCAGACGAACCGGCCGATGACCCCTCCGCCGACGCGGAAACCGAACCGGCGCAGGCCGACCAACAGGACTGACCTTCATGGACACGATGATCGAACTGCCGGCCATGCGCCGGTCGGCGGAGCTTGCGCCGAACACCGCCGACGCCGACACCCGCACCGTCGAGGTGGTCTGGTCGGCCGGGGCCCGCGTCCGCCGCGCGACCTTCTTCGGCGAGCCCTATGACGAGGAACTGAGCCTCGACCCGGCCCATGTCCGTCTCGACCGGCTGAACGCGGGCGCGCCGTTTCTGAAGGTGCACGAGCTCGACACGCTCGACGCGGTGATCGGCTCGGTCGTGCCGGGCTCGGCCCGGATCGAGAACGGCCGCGGCATCGCGCTGGTGCGGATCAGCGAGCGCGCCGATGTCGAGCCGATCTGGCGCGACATTCAGGCAGGCCACATCCGCGCGGTCTCCATCGGCTACCAGGTCCACCGCTTCGAGGTCTCGAAGCCCGAGGCCGCCCGAGAGCTTTGGCGGGCGGTGGACTGGACGCCGTTCGAGGTTTCCGCCGTCGCGGTCGGGGCCGACCCCGCCGCCGGTTTCCGCGCCCAGCATCCCCTTCACGACTGCGTCCTCCACCGCCGGGACGCCCCCAAAGAGCAAGGAGCATCCCCGATGACGGACAAGACCCAAACCCCGGCGAGCGACGCCGCACCCGCCACCACCCCGCCGACCGAGCCGGTCGAAACCGAGGACACAACCATGACCGAGCCGAAAGCGGCTGCGCCCGACCCGAAGGTCGCCGCCAGCGAAACCCGGGCACTGCCCCATACCGCCCAGACCAGCGCGCCCGACACCGAAGCCGTCGCGACCCGCGCCCGCGAAGCCGAGCGCGACCGCGTCTCCACCATCTACGATCTGGCGGGCCGCCTGAACCTCGAGCGCGGCTTCGCCGAGGATCTGGTGAAGCGCGGCGTCAGCGTCGACGAGTCCCGCCGCCTGATCCTCGACCAGGTCGCGGCAAAGTCGGACGAGACCCGGACCTTCCCCCATGTCTCCGTGCCCCTCGGAGGCAGGGACGAGCGCATCACCCGTCGCGATGCCGTGGCGAACGCGCTGCTGCACCGTTACAGCCCGACGCTGTTCCAGCTGGAGGACGCCGCGCGCCAATACCGCGGCATGACGCTTCTGGAACTGGCTCGCGAGAGCCTCGGCAATGCCGGAGTGAACACGCGCGGCCTCTCGCGCGACGAGGTGGCGACGCGGGCGCTGCATTCCACATCGGACTTCCCCGAGATCCTGTCGGCGGTCACCAACAAGACGCTGCGGCAGGCCTACGAGGCCTATCCCCGCACCTTCATGCTGTTCTGCCGTCAGGTGCTCGCCACCGACTTCAAGGCGATGCACCGAGTGCAGCTGGGGGAGGCGCCGCAGCTGCTGGAAGTCGGCGAGAGCGGCGAGTTCAAGCGGGGCACGCTCGGCGAGAGCAAGGAGAGCTACAAGGTCAAGACCTATGGCCGGGTGGTCGCGATCACCCGCCAGACGCTGATCAACGACGATCTCGACGCCTTCACCCGGATCCCGGCGATGTACGGCAACTCCATCGCGCAGCTGGAGTCGGACGTGGTCTGGGGCATCATCACCGCCAACCCGGCGATGGCCGATGGCAACGCCCTGTTCCACACCAGCCACAAGAACCTTGCGGGCACCGGTGCGGCGCTGGTCGTGGAGGCGGTGGGGGCGGCCCGCGCGGCGATGGCCAAGCAGACCGGGCTCGACAAGAAGACGGTACTGAACGTCCGCCCCGCCTTCCTGATCGTGCCCGCCTCGCTGGAGCTGAAGGCCGAACAGCTGGTGGCACAGAACCTGGTGCCCGCCGCGACGTCCAGCGTGGTGCCGCAGTCGATCCGTACGCTGGCGCCGATCAGCGAGCCCCGGCTCGACGCCGCCAGCGAAACCGCCTGGTACCTGGCGGCCAGCCCGAACCAGATCGACACCATCGAGTACGCCTATCTCGAGGGCCAGCAGGGCGCCTACATCGAGACGCGCAACGGCTTCGATGTCGACGGCGTCGAGATCAAGTGCCGCCTCGACTTCGGCGCCAAGGCCATCGACTGGCGCGGACTCTACAAAAATCCTGGGGCGTAGGTCCGGCTGGCTCCCATGACGATCGATGATCGACAGGGCGCGGTGCCGATCCCCGGTTTCCCCGGATACCACATCGACCGGACCGGCCGGGTCTGGAGCGCGCACCGCAAGGGCAGGATCCCTCGTGGTGCGTGCTCTCGCTGGCTGGAACGCCACGACTGGGCGCTGCGCCAGCCGTGGCGCGACCCCGAAGGCTATCTGCACCATACGCTGGTCCGCGAAACGGCAGGCAGCCGCCAGCGGATCGCCTTGCACATTCTGGTCGCGACCACGTTCCTCGGGTCGCGACCGGAGGGGTTGGTCGTCGCCCATCTCGACGGCGACAAGTCCAACAACCGGGTCGAAAACCTCGCCTACGTCACGCAGCGTGAGAACATTGAGCACAAGCGCGACCATGGCACGATGCCCTGCGGCGACCGCTCGCACCTCTCTCGCCTAACCGATCATCAATGCAGCCGGATGCTCGACTGCCTCGGCGCGGGGTTCTCCCGCCGGGAGGTGGCCGGGGCGTTCGGCGTCACCGTCAGCCACGTCGCCGCCCTGAAGACGGGCCGCATCCGAAAACACCTGACCAATCAGCGCGTCTGAGAAAGGACCCTCCCCATGAAAACCTACGTCCAGCCCGGCAACACAATCACCCTGACCGCGCCCTATGCCGTCGTCTCCGGCGATGGCCTGCTCGTCGGCTCCATCTTCGGCATTGCCGCCGGGGCGGCCGCCCTCGGCGAGCCCGTCGAGGCAGGGCTCGTCGGCGTGTTCGACCTGACCAAGATCGGCTCCCAGGCCTGGACCGTCGGCGCCAGGGTCTATTGGGACGACACCAACAAGCGATGCACGACGGTCGCGACCGACAACACGCTCATCGGCGTGGCCGTCGAGGCGGTGGCGAGCGGCGCGGGCGACACCATCGGTCGGGTGCGCCTGAACGCGACGTTCTGATGAGCGCCTTCGCCGCCGCCGTTGGTGCGCTCTTCGCCGACCCGAACATCGGCCGGGACGCGGTCTATATCGCCGATGGCGGCGCGCCCGTTCTGGTGCGTGCCGTCGCCCGGCGCGCGGACGCCGTCACCGACTTCGGCGACGCCCGGCTCTGGTCAGAAACCACCCGGATCGACCTGCGCGTGGCCGAGGTGGCGAACCCGCGCCCCGGTGACCGTATCGAGATCGGCGGGGACGCCTTCCTGATCCAAGGCGAGCCCATTCGTGACCGCGAGCGGCTGGTCTGGACCGTCGATCTGAGGCCCGCGTGAAACTGAAGCTCGACATCGATCCCGACATCGTTGCGATGATGGCGGCCGAAGTCGCTGCGGGCGAACGCGCCGTCACCGCTGCCATGCGCGAGGCCGGGACCGGGCTGAAGACGGCGTGGAGGCTGCAGATCACTGGCGCGGGGCTCGGGCCCCGGCTGGCCAACTCGATCCGGAGCCAGAACTTCCCGAGATCGGGCGAGAGCCTGGACGCGGCAGCACTGGTCTGGTCGAAGGCGCCGGTCATCGTCGGCGCGCATGACACGAGGCCGCTGATCCGCTCGAAGAACGGGTTCTGGCTGGCGATCCCGCTACCCGCCGCAGGCAAATCCCTGCGCGGCGGCAGGATCACGCCCGGCGAATGGGAACGGCGACGCGGTCTTCGCCTGCGCTTCGTCTACCGCCGCACCGGCCCGAGCCTGCTTGTGGCGGAGGGGCGGCTGAACACGAAAGGCCAGGCGGTCGAGTCACGCTCGAAGACCGGACGCGGCAAGGTCACCGCGCCGATCTTCCTGCTGGTGCCGCAGGTCAAGCTGCCAAAGCGGCTGGATTTGGCAAGGGATGCCGACCGGGCGTTGGACAGCGTGCCGGGGCTGATCGTGGCGAATTGGGTGGAGGAACGGATCTAAATGGTTTGAAAAAGACTACCAGATCGATTGGAGCTTGGTGATGTCTACTCCCGCATCCTCCAAGCGCTGCCTAGCTGCTGATTGAACTTCTGGATCAAAAGACTCGCTGTGTTTTAGGACGAGAGCTTCTCCGGTCAGTTCAGGGAGACCTCGTTCGATCAGCATGTTGAAGCCATCAGTGGGAGCTTTGCTCGTAGCAAAGTCAATAAGGGTCTGCTTGACCCCGACCCGGCCGATCTTCTGTCGAGTTCTGGAGAGGCGAACCGTCTTTCCGCGCTCGTCACGAAGAACCTCCTCAAAGGCGTGAATCGTCATCCAGAAGTCATGTTCAATGCTTCCCGGCGCCTGATCGGGAAGGACCTCGATCAATCGTCTGAATGCCGCATCAGCGACAGCCGTGACGCCCATCCTCTGTGCGTTCTCACGAAAGCGTCGCAGCTGATCGGCATCGGTTGAACCTGCGATAGAAGCAAGGATCTTTGCGTGATCGCTCATCACTCAAACCTCCTGCGCGGTTGGAGCCAAATCAGACGCACAAGTCGCTGAACTTTGGAGCAAGGTGTAGCTTTTGATTGGCTCGCCCTTGACGAACGCGCGGCGCGGCTTCCCAGCGTCATCCAGCAACGGCTGGGCATTGATCGCGTTCTTGATGTACCAGCCGAGATACATATTGAGCGGGGTCTTCTTTGGCGCGCCGTCGGTATATGCGTCAGCCTCAATGACTTGCTCGTACAGATGGCGTGTCTTCGCGTCGGACATGAGCTCGCGGAAAACCGTTAGAGTGAAGTGTTCATCGAAGCGCCCGGCATCGAATACATCGCGAGCTTTGCGTTGCGCAGCGCTGTAAAGAGTCTCCATGTTGTCGAGCTCCTTTTGCCTTTCCGGCGGAAGATGGTCGTAGACAGCACGTTCCAGCGCTCTCTGCATGAAAGCGGACGGATCCAAGCCAGCTTCGGCCGAGAGCTTCTGAACGAGATCAAAGACGTCTGTCTTCAGACGAAATGAAACGCGTGTTGTGTTTTCGGTAGCCATTGCTTCTCTCACATGGTGCGGACACCTGTGAATATAGGCTGGCTGAGTGATGCTGTCAACACGGTGCCGACACCTGTGAATGATGGGACGGAATGCCCAGCCCTCGTGAAACCATCCTCGCCGCGCTGCACGCGCGGCTCTCGGCGCTACCGGCAACCGCCCTGCGCGGTGACGTGCTGCCCGAGCGCGTCCCAGCTGAGGGCCTGCTGATCCTGCGCGACGGCGAGCCGGGTGAGCCGGAGGTGACGCTGTCGCCCCTGCGCTACCACTACCAGCACCGCGCCGAGATCGAGGCGGTCGTGCAGGGCGCGGATCGTGACGCCGATTTCGACACGCTGACCGCCAGCATCGGCACTGCACTCGCCGCCGACCGCACGCTGGGCGGGCTCTGCGACTGGGTCGAGGCGGAAGCGCCGCGCCCCGTGGACTTGGCCGTAGAGGGCGCAGCGAGCCTCAAGGCCGCCGTGATTCCGGTCGTGCTGCACTATTCCACGGCCGATCCGCTCGGCTGATCCCGACAACCCGAGGAGAACACCATGGCACGAGCCCAGGGGGCGCGGGCGCTGATGGCGCTTGCATTCGAGACGACCTATGGAACGCCGCCCGCGAGCGGCTTCACGAAGATGCCGTTTGCCAGCACGACGCTCGGCGCCGAGCAGCCGCTCCTGAACTCGGAGCTGCTCGGCTACGGCCGCGATCCGCTTGCGCCGATCAAGGACGCGGTGACCGCGGACGGCGACGTCGTCGTGCCGCTCGACGCCGAGGCGTTCGGGTTCTGGCTAAAGGCGGCCTTTGGTGATCCAACCACGACCGGCACGGGCCCGTGGACGCACGAGTTCCAGTCGGGGGCCTGGGCGCTGCCCAGCCTCTCCATCGAGACCGGCATGCCGGAGGTGCCGCGCTACGCGATGTATTCCGGCTGCGTGCTCGACCAGCTGACCTGGCAGATGCAGCGCTCGGGCCTGCTGACCGCCACGGCCCGACTGGTGGCGCAGGGTGAGACGGTGGGGACGACCACCGGCGCCGGCACGCCCGCATCGCTGGAGCTGAAGCGGTTCGGCCATTTCAACGGGTCCATCACTCGGAACAGCCTGGCCCTCGGCAACGTGGTCTCGGCCGACATCACCTACGCCAACAACCTCGACCGGATCGAGACCATCCGCTCGGACGGCCGGATCGATGGCGCGGACCCGTCCATCGCGGCGCTGACCGGCTCGATCGAGGTGCGCTTTGCCGACAGCACACTGGTGACGCAGGCGATCAATGGCGATCCCTGCGAGCTCGAGTTCGGCTATGCGCTGCCGTCCGGCGAGAGCTTCACCTTCACGGTGCACGCCGTCTACCTGCCGCGACCGCGCATCGAGATCTCCGGGCCGCAGGGCGTTCAGGCGACCTTCGATTGGCAGGCCGCGCGCGACAGCGTGGTCGGCCGTATGTGCACCGCAACCCTCGTGAACGACGTGGAGACCTACTGATGCTGACGCTCGATCTGACCAACGCGCCGCACTGGCATGATCTCGTTTCCGGCGTCCGGGTGCAACTGCGCCCGCTGACCACCGCGCTGATGGTGGCGACGCGCAGCGATCCGGCTGTTGAGGCCGTGCCCGAGGATGCCTCCGACGAGGAACGCGCCGTGGCCTTCGCCAGGGCGTTGGCGCGACGGGCAGTGCTCGCCTGGGAGGGTGTGGGCGATGCGGACGGCAATGCGATCGACCCGAGCCCCGAGGCGGTCGACGCGCTGCTCGACGTCTGGCCGATCTTCGAGGCCTTCCAGCTGACCTACGTCTCGAAGGGTCTCCTGCTGGAGCAGGAAAAAAACGCCTCCGCGCTCTCGCCGACTGGTCCTTCGGCGGGGGCGACCGGTACTGCCAGTCCTGCCTGAGCGTCTGCTCTGACTGCCCGGCGCGGCTGAGTCGGCCGCTCACCCATGAAGGCTGGCAGGTCTGGGACCTGGTCGGCCGCTTGGGCGGTCAACTGCGGGCGGTGCCCGGCGCGGTGATCGGCTGGGACCTGACCGCAGCGCTCTCGCTCGCCGACGCCCTCGGCGTTCCGCCCCCTGCCGCGGCCGAGCTCCTGCCCGTCGTCGAGGCGGTGATGGTCGAGAAGCTCAACGAACGGATGGAAGCCTCGCATGGCCGAGAAACGCGTTAGCGTCCGACTCGCCGCAGTCGGCGGGCGACAGGTGCGCGCCGAACTGGAAGGCGTTGGCGAGGCCGGCAAGCGCGGGTTCGGCCGTCTGAGCCGCGAGATGGAAGCGGCGAACGCGCGGCTCGCGGGTTTCGCGCGGCGTGCCAAGGTGGCGATGGCGGCGGCTGCTGCGGCCGCGACCGCCTCGCTCGGGCTGATCGTTCGCACCACCGTGGCAGCCGGCGCCGAGATCCGCCAGTTCGCCCAGGTCGCCAACACCGCGCCCGAGACCTTCCAGCGCTGGTCGGCCGCGTCGCGCACCGTCGGCATCGAGCAGGACAAGCTCGCCGACATCCTCAAGGACGTGAACGACCGGGTCGGCGATTTCCTGCAGACCGGCGGCGGGCCGATGGCCGACTTCTTCGAGAAGGTGGCGCCGCGCGTCGGCGTCACGGCCGACATGTTCGCGAAGCTGTCGGGGCCCGAGGCGCTGCAGCTCTATGTCGACACGTTGGAGCGTGCCGGGCTCGGCCAGCAGGAGATGACCTTCTATCTCGAGGCCATGGCCTCGGACGCGACACGCCTGCTGCCGCTTCTCAGGAATGGCGGAACGGAGATGGCACGGCTCGGCGCACAGGCGGCCGATCTCGGCGCGGTCCTCGACGGCACGGCGCTGGAGTCGCTCCGGCGCACGCAGGCCTCGCTCGGTACCCTGTCGCTGGTCTTCGAGGGGCTCCGGAACCGCATCGCCGTCGCCGCGGCGCCCGCGGTCGAGTTGCTGGCCCGGACCTTCGTCGCCCTCGCCTCCGAGGGTGGCATCCTGCGCACGGCCATCGACGCGCTGATCGGCAATCTCGGCCGGCTTGCGAGCTATGCCGCGGCCTTCGCCGGCTTCATGGCCGGGCGCTGGGTCGCGGGACTGCTCGCCGCCGCAGTCTCGGTCAGGGGTCTTGCGACGGCGCTGGTCGTGCTGCGCGGCGCGCTGATCCGGACCGGCTTCGGCGCGCTGATCGTCGGCGCGGGGGAACTGATCTACCAGTTCGGCCAGTTGGTTGCGGCGACCGGCGGGTTCGGCGCGGCGATGGGTCTCCTGAAGGATGTCGCCGTTGAGGTCTGGGAGCGGATCAAGCTCGGCGGCCAGTCGCTCGGCCTGGCTCTGCAATCGGTCTGGGCGACCATCGAGACCGGCTGGCTCCGGGTCATCACCACGCTCCAGAAGAAGTGGGCCGACTTCCTGCACGGGATCGCCGGCGGTCTCTCCGGCATCCCCGGCATGGAAGACACCATGCTGGCGGTCAGCAACGCCGCGATCCGGGCGGGTTCGTCCTATTACGAGATGGCCTCGGCCGCCGACGCCGCGAGAGCGCATGCCGACGGGTTCGCCGCCTCGGCACGCCAGGCCGCCGCGGACGCCGTGGCGCCGCTCGCCTCGATCAAGGCGCTGAAGGACGCGGTGGCTGCGGCCGGCACCGAGGCGGACGCAGCACTCACCACCGCGACGGCGGCGGCCGAGCGGTTCAATTCGGCGCTGACCACGCCGGGCGGCGGGTCGCCCGATGCGGCCCTCGACAAGACGACGGGCGCCGCGAAGCGCACCGGCGCGGCGCTCGATGACGCCGCCAACGTCGCGAAACGCTCCTGGGAGACGGCCGGGGCCGCGATCGACAAGACCAAGGAGATCGCCCAGGGGATCGCCGAGGACATCACCGGTCCGATCAAGGACGCGCTGCGCTCGGGCGAGCTCAGTTGGCGGACTTTTTCGACGGCCGTGGCCGGGATCGCCAAAAACCTTGCGAACCGGCTGATCGACCAGGCCTTCAAGCCGATCGAGGACGCGCTGGTGCGTGCGCTCTCCGGCGGGTCCGGCGGCAGTGGCGGGATCTTCGGCTCGCTTCTCGGTGTCCTTGGCAGCGCGATCGGCGGGCTCTTCGGGTTGGGCGGCGCATCGCCGATCCCGGCGGTTATCGGACCCGGCACGGGCGGGCTCTATGCCCGCGGTGGGATCTTCGACCGGGCTGGCGAGGTCGCGGCCTTCGCCCGCGGTGGGGTATTCGGGGGCGGCATCGTCGATCGCCCGACGGTCTTCCCGTTCGCCCGCGGCATCGGGCTGATGGGCGAGGCCGGGCCGGAAGCGATCCTGCCGCTCCGGCGCGGCGCCGGAGGCCGGCTCGGGGTCGAGGCACGGACCGAGGCGCCACCGCCGCCCGCGACCCGGATCATCAACGTGCTCGATCCTTCCGTGGTCGGCGACTATCTCGCGACACCAGCCGGCGAGCGCGCGATCGTCAACGTCATCCGCCGCAATCGGGGCGCCTTCGATGCCTAGGCTGTGGCCCTATCCGGTCCGCCAGCCCATCGAGGAGGTGCTGGAATGGCGCACGGACGTGCTCGCCGCCCGCGCGGCGGAACAGCGGATCGCACTCCGCCCGGCACCGCGGGAGATCCTGAGCTACACCCATGTCCTCGATGCGGCCGGGATCGCGCGGGCGACGGAGCTGGCGCGGGCCGGGCTGACGGACAGCTGGCTGGTGCCGCTCTGGTCGATGACCATGCGGCCGGGCGTCGATCTTGCCGACACGGACACCGTCATCCCCATGGACACCGGTCTCGGCGACTGGCGCGGACCCGGGCACGGCATCGTCGCGATCGATGGTGGAGAGGCCCACACGATCGAGATCGCAGAAGTCTTCCCGGACCGCCTGGAACTGGCGAGCCCGGTCGGCATCGCGGTGTCGAAGGCGCTGGTGGCGCCGGTGCGCACCGGCCAGCTGACCGCGCCGGTCGAAGTCACGCGCCGCCGCCAGGGGCTCGGGACGGTCACCGCGACCTTCACACTGACCGATGCGGCGAGCGCCGGCACATCGCCGTACCCGGGCCACCAGGGGCTCGACGTCGTCACCGAGCCGACGGTGCTGCGCCAGCCGCTCTCGGAGAGCATGGCCCGGACCGTCGACATCGTCGACAACGGGTTTGGTCCGCTGGTCATTGAGCCCGTGCGCGACCACCTGCAGCGCCGCTCCAGCCTCACGCTGGTCGATCACGGCCCCACCGCGCGATGGACGCGGCGGCAGTGGCTCATGTCGCTCCGTGGCCGGCAGCGTGCGTTCTGGCTGCCGACCTGGGGTCGCGAGTTGGTGCTGCAGGCGCCGGTCGCGGCCTCGGACACGTCCATGGCCGTGGCGCCCATCGCCGATCTCACCGCTTATGTCGGCCGGCACGTCATGGTCGATCTGCCTGCCGGTCCGGTCTTCCGCGAGATCACTGGCGCCGTCTTCGATGCGCTCGGGTACCGGCTCGAGATCGCCGCGCCTGGTGTCGCCGTGCCGCTCGGGACTCCAGTGCACTTCCTGACGAAGGTCCGGCTCGATGCCGACCGGGTCGAACTCGAACACTCCGCCACCCGGACCGAAATGTCGGTCACCGTCATCGAGGTCCCAGGATGACCTACGACGCGCTCGAAGCCGCGACCTCCGAGGGGCGGCCCTATTTCCTCTATCTCTTCACCGAGGAGGCGACGGTCTGGCGTTTCACCAGCCGCGCCTCGGATTGGGTCTCGCCCATGGGTGCCATCGCCGACGAGACGGAGGATCTGGTCTGGACGGCCTCACCGGTCAGCCACGGCTCCGTCGTGCAGAGCAGCGATCCGCGCCGCGTCGATCTCTCGGTGACCTTCCCGATCTCGGACACCTTCGCCCGGCGCTGGCTCGGTCCGCGCGGGCGGCGAGTGACCACGCTGACGATCTACCGCGGCCATGAGCAGGTGCCGGCCGAGGTGGTCGCGCACTGGAAGGGCCGGGTCGTTTCGGCCCGCACCGACGGCGCCCGGATCGTGCTCCGCTGCGAGTCGCTGTTCACTGCCATGCGCCGCGAAGGGGTGCGGGCGAAGTACCAGCGGCTCTGCCGCCACGCGCTCTACGGCCGCGGCTGCCGGCTCGACATCGAGGGCTTCCTGGTGCCAGGCACCGCGACGGCCAGGACAGGCCTGCAGGTCACCGTCCCCGAGGCGGCGCTGCAGCCCGATGGCTGGTATCGCGGCGGCGTGCTCCGCCATGCCGGTCTGCCGGCCTTCATCACCGGCCATGCCGGCGACACACTCACCCTCGCCGGTCGCCTGCCGGAGCTGGAAGCCGCCATCGACGATCCGGAGGTGGTCGCGGCCGTCGAGATCGCTCCGGGCTGCGATCTTCGCCGCGACACCTGCAGCGCGAAGTTCGCCAACCTGCTGAATTTCGGGGGTTTTCCCCTGATCCCCGGCAGAAATCCCTTCGGCGGCTCCAGCATCGTTTGAGACGATGGCGTGGGCCGGCCCGACCCCCGGCTCAGGGGCTCGTGATCGGTGGCGGCTTCCGGCGCTTGCCGGACAGCGCATTCCACACGATGGCGGCGAGCAAGACCGCGCCGCCGACCAGTGTATTGACGGTGGCGGTCTCGCCGAGGAAGAGCCAGACCCAGAGGGGGCCGAGCAGCACTTCGGCGAGCGACAGGAGAGCGAGTTCGGCGGCCGGCAGGCTGCGCGATCCGAGCGTGTAGAGTATGAGGCCCGCGCCGACCTGGAAGACGCCCATGCTCATGGCGATGGCGCTGTCCCGGGCGGTGAGCAGCACGGGCAGGTCGAGCGACAGACAGATGCCGAAAGTGATGACGATGGCGAAGATCCCCGAGAGGAAGACCGAGGGCAGCATCTCTCCTGACTTGCCCCAGCGAAGCGCCACCGTGAAGACGGCGAAGCCGAGGGCCGAGCCGAGGGCGGCAAGGCTGCCAAGGAGCGCCACGCTGCCGGACTTGTCGGCGACCATGATGGCGATGCCGCCGATGGCGACGGCGATGGCGATCCATGTGGCGCGGCGCACCGGCTCGCGCAACACGATCCAGCCGAGGACCGCTGCCATGAAGGGCGCGGTCGCGAAGAGCAGCATCGCGTTCGCGACGGAGGTGGCCTGAATAGCGTAGATCCCGCCGGAATAGGCCGCCACCAGCGACAGCGCCGCGACGACGGCCGGCAACCCGGTGCGACGGACCTGCGCGAAGGGGCTTTCGCCGGACCGCAGGCGCAGCACCAGATACAGAAACAGTGTCAGGCTGATCGAGCGGTAGAGCAGGATCTGCCAGACCAGCGCGTCCTCGATCATCCGGATGCCGAGTCCGACCGTGGACCATAGCACGCCGGCGGCGAAGACGAAGAGAACGCCGTGCCTCTGCGTCTGCGAGACGGCTGTCGGTTGGTCGATCGAGGTCATCGCGGGCTCCGGTCAGCGGCTCTCGGCCTGGACGGTAACCCGCAAGACGGGATTCCGATGCCTCGTTTGCGACATCTCGTTCCCGTGGTCGAGGTCGCCCCGGGCCGCGATCAGCGCCGCGACACCTGCAGCGCCAAGTTCGGTGACCTCTCGGACTTCGGCGGCTTCCCCGACGTCCTCGGCCGCAATCCCCTCGGCGGCACCACAATCGTCTGATCCGCCCAAACTCCTTGAGCCCCGCCCATGGTCTGGAACTTCGTGATCCAGATCGTCATCAGCCTGGTGCTGACGGCGATCTCCTATGCGCTGACACCGCGCCCCAAGACCGAGGTCCCGAAAGCCGCCGGTCTCGACGACTTCGACCTGCCGACCGCCGAGGAAGGCCGGCCGATCCCGGTCGTCTTCGGCACCGTGCTGCTCCGCGGGCCCAACGTCGTCTGGGCCGGCGATCTCCGCGTCGATCCGATCCGCAAGAAGGGCAGCAAGAAGTGACCCGCGTCTACGCGAAGGACATCCGCGCCGCAAAGCTCTGCTTCGGCGGTGCCCGCTCGTGGTTCCGCCGGCACGGGCTCGACTGGCAGGACTTTTTGGCCAACGGCATCGCGGCCGAGCGGCTCGCGGCGACCGGCGACGCGCTGGCCTTCCGCGTGATCGCCATCGCGCAGGAGCGCGAGGGGTGCGACCCCCGCGAGGAACGGGAGGCAGCCGATGGGCGGTAGCTCCAAGGCCCAGACCGTCGGCTACCGCTATTCGCTTGGCGCCCATCTCGCGCTCTGTCACGGCCCGGTCGACGCGATCCGCGAGATTCGGGTCGACGACCGAACCGCATGGTCGATCGGCGCCGGCACCGTCGTCACGCAGGGCGCCGGCGTCGGCGCGCAGGCGAGCTTCGGCACCGTTGCCGGCATGTCGGCCATCGCGGGCGGCGCCGAGGAAGACGTGGCCTATGTCCGGTTTCCCGGCAGTCTTTCCGGGATCCGGCTCGGCGCGGGCTACGAGCTCGAACTCGGAACGGACGGCGTGACGCTCACCGTGACCGTCCAGTCGATCCGCTTCGATGGCGACAACGACATCACCACCTGGCTGGTGACGCCGAAGAGCACGGCCTTCGCCGCCCAGAGCGTGACCGTGAAGGAGGCCGCGAGCGGTGGGACTGCCACGGGCACGCAGGGCGCCGGGGCTGGCGCCGCCGGCGGCCGGATCCGAATCGACAAGCCGAGCCTCTTCGGTGGCGACAGCCGCGAGGGCGGCATCGTCGGCGACATCGACGTCCTGATGGGTGCACCCGACCAGGGGCAGAACGACTACCTCGCTGCCAGGGCGGGGGCGGACGTGCCCGGCTATCGCGGGCTCTGCTCGCTGGTGCTGCGGCAGGTCTATCTCGGGCTCAATCCCTATCTGAAGCCCTGGTCGGTGCGGCTGACCCGGATCCTGAAGGCCGGGGACGGGGTGCAGCAATGGTATCCCGAGAAGGCCCAGATCGTGCCCGAGGCCCGGATCGGCGACGCCGCGATCTACATCGCCATGGACGCCTCGGGTTCGATGTCCGGCACGCGCATGGCGGCGCAGCGAGTTGCCGTCTCGACGCTCGTCGCCGAGATCGGCGCAAACGCGGCCGAGCCGAACGATCTCCACATCCTGACCTACAATTCCGGCGTCACTGGCAGCATCACCCGGCGGAATGCGGCGGCCGCCGACTACGACGCGCTCAAGGCCTGGGTCGATGCGCTCCCGAGCACGACGAGCGGCGGCACCGACTACGGCGCGGCCGTCAGCGAGGCGGCCGGCTTCTTCGCAGGCAGCGGTTCGAAGCGCCGGCTGCTGATCTTCGTGACCGATGGCGAACCGAGCCCGGCCTCGACCCTCGAGACCGCCAAGGCGACGCTGGCGGGGATCTCCGCGGTCGACGTCTTCGCCTTCAACATCGCGCTCTCGGACACGAGCGCGACCGGCCAGCTTGACAACACGCCCGTCGATGGGGTGCCGGTGGTGCCGCCCGGCGATCCGGACGTGCTCGTCGCCTCGCTGCGCGCGGCCTTCGGTGACGGGCCGGACATGAACCCGGCCCATATCGTCCGCGAATGCCTGACCAATGCCGACTGGGGGCTCGGCCACAACGACGCCGACATCGGCCCGAGCTTCACGGCGGCGGCCGATGCGCTCTTCGCCGAGGGCTTCGGGCTCTCGCTGCTCTGGCAGCAGGAGTCCACGATCGAGGACTTCCTGGCCGAGGTGCTGAAGCACATCGACGCCTTTCTCTACGTCGACCGCCGGTCCGGGCGCTGGGAGCTGCGGCTGATCCGCGCCGACTACGATCCCGACACCCTGTCGGTCTTCGACGAGACCAATGTCGTCGACTGGGGCGAACTCGGCCGGCGTGAGGCCGCCGATCTCGTCAACAGCGTCACGGTGCGCTTCACCGACGTCCGCACCGACCGCACAGGCTCGGTCAGCGTCACCGACACGGCGCAGGTGCAGTTGATGGGCCAGATGGTCGGCGCCACGGTCGACTATTCCGGCATCCGCTTCGAGAGCCTCGCTGTCCGCGTCGCCGAACGCGATCTCCGCGCCCTCTCAGCGCCGATCCTGACCGGCGAGATCGCGGTCAACCGGGCCGGCGCCGAACTCGAGCCCGGCGACGTGATCCGGCTGGTCAGCCCGACCCGGGGGCTCGATGGGGTGATCGTCCGCGTGGTCGAGATGGATCATGGCGACGGCCGCGCCAACGGCATCCGGCTGAAGATCGCCGAGGATGTCTTCGCCTTGGGCGAGACTGCCCTCGTCGGCGGCGACACCGGTGATCCGGGCGATCTCATCGTGCCACCGCAGCCGCTCGCCCGGCGCTGGGTCGCGGAAGCGCCGTACTGGCTGCTCGTCCAGGAGCTTGGCCATGCTCAGGCCGATGCGCTGCTCGACGAGGATCCCGATGCCGGCGCGCTTGTCGCCGCGGGCGAACGACCGTCCTCCGACGCGCTGTCGGCGCAGGTCTGGACCGATGCCGGTCAGGGCTATGCGCTCGAAGGGGCGTCCGAGTTCGTGCCTTCCGCGATCTTGGCCGCCGACGTGACCGACGACCCGGCCGAGCGCGATCTTCCCGTCAGCGACTGGACCGGCCTCGCGGACGTGACCATCGGCACGCTCGCCGCGCTCGGCGACGAGTTCGTGCGTATCGACGGCGTAGCGGCAGACACGCTGACGGTCGGCCGGGGTTGCCTCGACACGGTGCCGCGCGCCCATGCCGCCGGCACCCCGATCCTGTTCTGGCAGGAGCTTGCCAACGCCTCCGAGGCGCGCTTCGCCGCCGGCGAGGAGGTCGGCGCAAAAATGTTGCCGGAGACCGGGTTCGGCATCCTGCCGCTGGCTGAGGCGCCGGAGGACCGTGTGACGCTGGCCAGCCGCGCCATCCGGCCGCTGCCACCGGGCGATCTCCGCGCCGGCGGTCTCTCGCTCGTCAACCCGAACTTGCTGAACCAGGGGCCGATCGATCTGACCTGGGCCCATCGCGACCGGCTCGCCCAGACGAGCCCGGTCTTCGACGCCTACACCGCCCCCGACATCGGCCCCGAGCCGGGTGTCGCCTATGTCGTCGAGATCCGCTGGGTCGATCCCGACACCGACCTCGCGCTCGATCCACCCGCGGCGGTACTCGACGCCGGCGCCGGCACCGCCTTCACCCTCAACAAGGAAGACGTGCCGCTGCTCGATGCACCCTCCGGCACGAAGCATCTCGACGTCCGGGTCCAGGCGCGGCGCCTGGTCGGCGCCCAGACCTACGAGGCCTGGACCGCGCGCTCGGTCCGGCTCTTCATGCCGGACGGCATCAAGATCGCCGAGGCTTCCGCCTGGACCGAGTTCGGCGGCGGCGCGCTGCTGACCGTCGCCCTGACGCAGATCTTCGAGGATCGGGGCGGCGCCGGTGCGCTCACCACGACCGAGGCCAGTCTCTTCCTCGATCTCGGCGGGGCGGCCCGACTGACCGTCCCGAGCGCCGAAGCCTGGCTCGCCCTCGGCGGCGAGGCGCGCCTCTCGATCCCCGTCGCCGAGACCTTCCATGAACACGGCGGCGCCAGCGCCCGTCTCAGCACCGCATCCGCAGAACTCTACATCGAGGTGATCCCATGAGTTACGTCCTCCATCTCGGTCACCAGGAGACCGACCTAGCCGGTATCTCCGGCCGCATCAGCACCGATGCCGCGGGCTTCGACCCCGAACTCGACGTCAACTGCGTCCGTATCAGTTCGAACAACTGGGCGTCCGTCCCGTTCTCGGCGGCCTGGGCCGCCCCGACCGGCGATGTCTGGCTCGGGTTCCACTATCGCGCCCCATCCTACAACGCGCACGTAATGGGCGCCGATGGCAGCTTCCTGGAGTTCTACGATGCAAGCGATGCGCTGGTCGCACAGGTGCGGACGGAGCGCGATGACGAGAAGTACCATGCCAAGGCGTTCGGCGACACGACGGTGGACGGCGCCTCCTCGTTCATCGCGGCCACCGGTCAGGCCTACTGGGTCGATGTGCGCATCGCCGTCGACACGGACATCACCATCGAGTTCTACATCGACGGCATCCTGCAGAGCAGCGCCGCCGCACCGAACACAGGCGGCAAGGGCCGGCCGGTCCGCTGCACCTGGAAGAACCAGTATCTCTTCGATCACCACGGCGTGCACACCTGGTACTACGCTCACATCGCGGTGCTGGATGGCGTTTCGACCATCGGCCGGCGTTTCGTGCGCCGCACCCCGGACCTGGTCGGCACCCATAACGCCATGTCGGGCGGGATCGACGCCCTGAAGGACAACGACATCGCCACCCGGGTCGCGAGCGACGTCGTCGGCCAGCGGCTGTCGTTCTCGCTGGCGGGGCCGACCGGACCGGCCGCGCCCTCGGCGCTCGCCGCCGTTCACGTCAAGCAGATCGCGCAGGCCGGGACCTCCGGGCCGACCGGCGCCGCCGGGTTCCTGAGGATCGGCGCGACCGACTACGATGCCACGCCCGGGACACCGTCCGCCGATGCGCCGACGCCGCTCTATTCGACCTGGGAGACCGACCCGAGCAGCGGCAGCGGCTGGACCACCGGCGCCCTCCCGGCCGAGGTCGGGATCGTCTCGACATGACGCCGCCCCGCAGCGACGAGGGCTTCGTGCGCATGCCGGACCACGAGTTCGAAGAAATCCTGGCCTGCGCGGCGGAAGAGGGCGCCAAGCGGGCGCTCGCCGATGTCGGGCTCGACGGCGACGAGGCCGCGCTCGACATCCGCGATCTGCGTTCCCTGGTGGACTGCATCCGGCTGGTGCGCCGTACCGCCATGCAGACCGCCGTCCGCATGATCACCACCGGCGTCATGCTGGCGCTGTTGGCGGGCATCGCCATCAAGCTGAAGATCTTCGGCGGCGGTCCGTAGCCGCTCACCACCCCATCGATCGCCCCAACCGTACCCGCCCTTGAGGCGGGTTTCTTCGTTTCGGAGGACCCCCATGACGACGACCTTCCACCGCCATTGGCGCGACGTACCCGAGAGCGGCTGGCGCTGGCCGAACTTCAGCCCGGCCGAGATCGCCTGCCGAGGGACGGGCAAGCTGCTGGTCAACGAACTCGCCCTCGACAAGCTGCAGGCGCTGCGCGACCGGCTTGGGAAGCCGCTGATCGTCCGCTCGGCCTATCGCAGCCCCGAGCACAACCGGACCGTCGGCGGCGCGACCCGGTCCAAGCATCTCGACGGCGCCGCCTTCGATATCGCCATGACGAACCACGACCCGGTCATCTTCGAGGCGGCGGCGCGCGAGGTCGGGTTCCTCGGCTTCGGGTTCTATCCGCGCTCGGGCTTCATGCACATCGATCTCGGGCCGGCGCGTCAGTGGGGCCAGCGCTTCCCGGTCCGGGCGGTGCCCTTCGCTGCCGAAACCCCGCATGCGCGCGAGGTCCTGGCCGACAGCCGCACGATGAAGGGCGGCGGCGCGGCCGGTGTGGCGACGCTGGGCGCAGCCGGGGTCGAGGTGGCGCAGAGCGTCCTAGCCGAGACCCAATCCGCAATCCTGCCGCTCGTGCCGTATCTCGACACCCTGCGCTGGGTGTTCATCGCGGTCGCCCTCGGCGGCATCGCGGTCACCATCTATGCCCGCCTCGACGACTGGAAGCGGGGGCGGCGGTGATCGCCGCACTTCTCACCGGGATCGCCGCCAGCCCTTGGGGGCGGGCGGCGCTGCGCTGCGGAGCCATCGCGCTGGCAGTGCTCCTGTTCCTGTTTTCGCTTCGGCGCTCCGGGGAGCGAGCAGGACGCCTCGCCGAACGCCTTGAGACCAGGGAGAAGGCCAATGATGTCCAACGCCAGATGCTGGAGGCCGCGGCGCGTCGCCCTCGCAATCGCAGCGATCTTGCTGAGCGGCTGCGCGACGGTCGGTTCTGACGGTAGCGGGCCAGGGGCGTGCCCGCCAGTCGTCGAGCACAGCAGGGAGTTCCAGGCGCGGGCGGCCGATGAGGTTGCCCTGCTGCCCGAGGGATCGGCGATCGAGGAGATGCTGAGCGACTATGCCGTGATGCGAGAGCAGGCGCGGACGTGCCGATGA